AACTTGACAGTAAACGGAACAACAACAACAGTTAACTCTACAACAGTAGAAATTGATGACCCTGTATTTGAAATCGGTGAAGGAACTTCAGACGATAACTTAGACAGAGGTATCAAATTCAACTGGCACAATGGTTCAGCTGCAAAAGTTGGTTTCTTTGGTATGGACGATTCAGATGGTAAGTTTAAGTTCATCCAAGATGCAACAGATACATCTTCAGTCTTCTCAGGAAGTGTTGGTGATGCAGAATTTGGTGCATTAACAGTTGGTAGTCTTTCAACAGCTGGTAACCTTTCAGGTGCTGGTCTTGCATTAAGTGGTTCAATCACTTCTGTAGACGGTGCTGCTCCTGCTGCTGGTCAGTTATTGGTTGGTAATGGTTCTAATGGAGACATGGAACTTGCAACTTTAACTGCTGGTGAAGGTATTGATGTAACTAATGCTGACGGTGCAATCACATTGTCTGCAGAAGACGCTACAACATCTAATAAAGGTATCGCAAGTTTTGCTTCTGCTATCTTTGATGTTTCAAGTGGTGCTGTATCTATTAAAGATGCAACTGCTTCAGTAAAAGGTATTGCTTCATTTCATTCAGACAACTTTACAGTATCAAGTGGTGCGGTAACAGTTACTGCTATTGACGGCGGAACATTTTAATTAATAATCCAAATTAACCGATTCAATAGGAGAATAAAATGGCAACAGTAATCCAATTTAAAAGAAGTTCTACTCAGAACGCATTACCAGGCGTAAGTGACCTTGCACTTGGTGAATTGGCGGTAAATACCTATCACGGTAGGTTTTACACTGAGAAGAATGATGGTTCTGCTGCTGTTGTAGAGGTTGGGTCTAACCCAACTTCTCTAACTATCAATGATGCTTTAACATTCCCAACTGCAGACGGTTCTAGTGGACAGTTATTATCAACAAATGGAAGTGGAACTTTAGGTTTCGTAAATGCACCAAGCACTGGTGTAACAACTTTCAAGTATGATATAACTGGTAACACAACCGTAATTTCAGGTTCAGATGATAATGGTGTAACACTTGCTTACACTGTTGGACTAGAACAAGTCTATCTGAATGGTGTTAAATTAGTGAGTGGTGATGACTATGCTACAACTAGTACTTCAGTTATCACATTACAGGCGAACGCTGTGGCGGGAGATGTATTACAAGTAGTTGCACAGACTTCAATATCAAACCTTGTACAAGGTTTCTTCACAACAGTTGCTTTAACAGCAACGACTGCTGACCAAGTATTGACTTCTAACGCAAAAGCAGTAATTGCAATTAAACATGTAATTGTTGCAACACATGCTACTGGTGGTACTCACGCTGCTGAGGTTCTTTTAATCAATGACGGTTCGAATGTATACTTCGTTCAGTATGGTGATGCATACTCAGGTTCATCTCTATTCACACTTTCTAGTGATATGAATAGTAATAACATGAGATTGCTAGTAACACCTGCTAATACGAATACTACATTTAAAACGTTCCAAATTAGAATGCAATAGGGAGGCATAAGAAATGGCTAAAACAAGAGGTTTCGAACTTGCCGAGTTAATCCGTGGTATACAGTTTGATGTCAGTAATGATGTTATTACTACTACAAAGGATATTCGTTCTAATGGACATACACAGGGTGGTTCTACCACTACTGCAGTAACAGAAGTTGCTATCGATACGTTTGCTCATGCAACGTATAGGGCTGCAAGATATGTTGTTGCTATGTCTTCGGGTTCAGATTTTCACTCTACTGAAATTGTCGTAGTACATGACGGTTCAGCAGTGACTCTAACTCAATATGGAACATTGAAATCATCTAACCTTGCATCGTTTGATGCTGACATTAGTGGTACAGATGTAAGATTGAAAGTAACTCCAGCAAGTAGTTCATCTACAGTTATCAAATTTGATAGGACAACGGTAGACGCTTAATCATTAAAAAAACTATTTTTAGGGGACTTTTCAGTCCCCTTTTTTTAACTCTCATAATGTATAAATAGTATCATGGCAACGAAATCAAAGTTCTACACAGACCTAGGGATAGCATCCCAAGATAACTCGACAGTAGATGGGGACTTAACGGTCACTGGAAATCTAACTGTTTCGGGCACTAGTTTTACAATTGATTCAACAACAGTTTCTGTTACAGATTCTATGTTTGAACTTGCAAGTGGGAACACTTCAAGTGACTTAATCGATATTGGTCTTTATGGAAACTATGATGATGGATTGTCAGATGGCGCAACTGAATATACTGGTTTATTCAGAGATGCTTCTGACTCAACATGGAAGTTGTTTGACGGATTAGAATTAGAACCAGGCAATACTGTTGACGCTACTGGTTCAGGATTTGCATTTGCAGATTTTAAAGCTGGTGATATAGAAGCGACAGGTCAGTTGACAGCAGTTGGGCCACTGAGTTTAGGTAATCTAAGAGTAGATGCTAATGATTCAGTCACTACAACTTCAACAACTGAAGCTACATTAGATACGTTTTCACTACTAGCATACAGAAGTGGAAAGTATCATTTACAGGCAACTAGTGGAAGTAATTATCATGCAACAGAAGTTATGGTAATACATGATGGAAGTAATGCTTACTTTTCACAATACGGTGATATAACAACAGGAACTTCGTTATTTACCCTATCTGTTGACACTTCCTCGGGTAGTGTTAGACTTAGAGTCATCCCCGCTTCAGCAAATTCAACAGTATTCAAATTTAGTAGAAATATTTTAAAAGTTTAACCCGATTCACCTTGTTATGAACACTCCAATGTTCTAAATACAGTAGTAAGAAATCACATTTAACGTACAGGACACACGCAAAAATGGCAACACAAAATAAATTTGTAGTAGAGTACGGAGTCAGTGTTGGAACCACCGAAGTAATTAATTCATCAGGAAAAATCGTTGCAGCTGCAATTTCAGATTTAACAACTGATAATCTTTCCGAAGGTTCCGCTAAGTACTACGCAAACTCTTTAGTAGACACACACATGTCGGATGCATCGACATCTAAGACACTGAACAATGTTCAGATTGACGGAGGAACTATCTAATGGCTGGTGAAAAGAATTTTAATATTAAGAATGGTTTAAACGTCAATGGCGTAGAGGTTATAGACTCTAGTGGTTCTATTACTGGTGCTGCTATTGGTAGTGAGACTATTGACGATAGAGTTGCTTCGTTACTAACTGCTGGTGCTGGTATTGGATTATCATATGATGATTCTGCTAACACATTAACAATCACAGGACAAGTTGGAGATATCACAGGAGTAAATGCTGGTGCTGGTTTAACTGGTACTGCAACTTCAGGTGATGCAACATTAAACATTGGTGCTGGTACAGGTATTACTGTAAACGCAGATGACATTGCAGTCAATATGTCTGCATTCGATACAGGTGATTTATCAGAAGGCTCAAACCTATACTTCACAAACGAAAGAGTTGACGACAGAGTTAATTCTTTAATTGTTGCTGGAACAGGACTTACATCTACATACGATGATGCTGCTGGAACACTTACACTTAACGGACAAGTTGGTGATATTACAGGTGTTACTGCTGGTGATGGTCTTACAGGTGGCGGTACAAGTGGTAATGTATCACTTGCTGTCCAAGTAGATGACAGTTCAATCGAAACAGATTCAGACACATTAAGAGTCAAAGCAGGTGGTATTACTAATGCCATGTTGGCGGGTTCTGTTGATAATAATAAACTATCCAATTCAAGTGTAACAATAAATTCTAATTCATTATCATTAGGTGGGACATTAAATTTAGACACTGGTGATTTTGCAGAAAACGGAAATCTATTTTTCACAAATGAAAGAGTTGACGATAGAGTTAGTGCTTTAGTTACTGCTGGTGTAAACGTTGCAACAACTTATGACGATGCAGCTGGAACACTAGAAATTAGAGTACCTTACGAAAATATTCAAGATACAGTTGGTGCTCAGATTGCAACCAATGGTACACATACAGGTCTTACTGCATCTTATGACGATGCAAACGATGGTGCAATCGACCTTGCAGTATCAACATCACATGTTAGAGGTTTAATATCAGCAAGTGGAGATTTATCATACGATAACTCAACTGGTGTAATTAGTTTCACAAACGATGCTGGTGATATCGAAAGTGTCACTGCTGGAGACGGTTTATCAGGCGGTGGAACTACAGGTGCATTATCTCTTGCAGTAAATGTTGACGGTAGTTCAATCGAAACAAGTTCAGACACACTTCAAGTAAAAGCATTAGGTATTACAGACGCTATGTTGGCGGGTTCTATATCAAACGCAAAACTTGCTAATAGTTCAATCACAGTTAACGGAAGTGCAACTGCCTTAGGTAGTGCAGTCACACTAGACACTGGTGATGTATCAGAAAATGGTAACCTTTATCATACAACAGAAAGAGTGCAAGATGTTGTTGGTAGTATGGCAACAGCAGGAACTAACATCACAGTATCATATGACGATACTGCTGGAACACTTACAATTAACTCTTCAGGAAAAACTGAAGAAGAAATCGAAGATATCGTAAATGGTTTGATAGTTGGTGGAACAAACATCACATCAACATATGACGATACTGCTGGAACACTTACACTTGCTGGTTTATCAGATGCAAATATCAGAGGATTAGTATCTGCTGGTGGTGATTTATCATATAACAGTGGAACTGGTGCTTTCTCATTCACAGAAAGAACAGATGCAGAAGTAAGAGGTCTAATCTCAGTTACTGATAACGCTGGAGATGGTTCACTATCATACAACTCTTCAACTGGTGCAATTACATATTCAGGTATTAGTGATTCACAAGTAAGAGGTAAATTATCAGTCACCGATTCAGGTGGAGATGGTTCACTTGCATATAATAGTGGTACTGGTGTAATAACATATACAGGCCCTAGTGCTGCTGAGACACGTGCTCATTTAAGTGCTGGTACTGGTGTTGCATACAGTGGTGGTCAATTCAGTATTGGTCAGGCAGTTTCAACAACTAGTGATGTGTCTTTTGCAGACCTTACACTTTCAGGCGATTTGACTGTTAACGGAACTACAACAACTGTTAACACTGCAACACTTAATGTATCTGATAATATCATTACACTTAACAATGATGTTACTGGAACACCTTCACAGGATTCAGGTATTGAAGTTGAAAGAGGAACTTCTGCTAATGTTTCATTGACATGGGACGAGTCAGAAGACGAATGGACATTTGGTTCGTATAATGTTAAGGCATCTTCTTTTGAAGGTTCATTGACAGGAAACGCTTCTACTGCATCTAGTGCTGCTAAGTTAACTACTGCAAGAACAATTGCATTGGGTGGAGACTTATCAGGTTCTGCATCATTTGATGGAACTGGTAATATCACAATTTCAGCTGCAGTTGCAGATGATTCACATAATCATACGATTGCAAATGTTGACGGATTACAGACTGCTTTGAACACTAAATACGAGAGTGGTTCAAACGCAACACTAGGAACAATTACTACAACTAACGCTAGTAATTCAGGTGGATATGTGAGAAACATATATCAGAACACATCAGCACCTTCAAGTAGTGATGGTGCGGTTGGTGATATGTGGATTTTATACTCTTAATAGAGTATATTTTTTTAATTTTTAAGGTATAATATAAATGGCATCAGGTTCACAGAAGGTAAAAACACCGCAGGGCTGGAATTCTACCCAAGGTGCTTGGGTTAAAACAGGTTCAACCACATGGTCAGCGGTAGACCAAATTTACGTTAAGACACCTACAGGGTGGAATAATGCATCGGGTCAACAGTCTGTACAACAACCTTACCCATACATTGCTAATAGTCAGACCCCATATATTGCGAATGCACAGCAACCGTATCCTTACATTGCTAATGCACAGACGCCTTATATCGCTAACGCTCAGCAACCGTATCCGTACATTGCCAATAATCAGACGCCTTATATCGCTAACGCTCAACAACCGTATCCTTATATAGCAAATAGTCAAACTCCATTTACATATCAACATAGGGCTCCTTTTACATATAGGAATCCTGTAAATGCACAGACACCATTTACGTATCAGAACAGGTCACCATTTACATATAGGAACCCAGTTAATGCTCAAACGCCTTATATCGCTAACGCTCAGCAACCGTATCCGTACATTGCTAATAGTCAGACCCCATATATCGCTAACGCTCAACAACCGTATCCCTATATAGCAAATAGTCAAACGCCTTATATTGCGAATGCCCAGCAACCGTATCCATATATTGCTAATGCTCAAACGCCTTATATTGCTAACGCTAGACAACCTGCTATTTATCAGAATCCATCAAGTTCACAGACACCTTACATTGCTCAGGCAAGACAACCTGCTGGATATAGAAATCCTGTTTCTGCACAACAACCATATATCGCTAATGCTAGACAACCATTTACATACAGAAACCCTGTAAATGCTCAAACGCCATATATCGCTAATGCTAGACAACCATTTACGTATAGAAACCCTGTAAATGCTCAAACGCCTTATATTGCGAATGCTAGACAACCATTTACGTATAGAAACCCAGTGAATGGTCAAAATCCGTACATTGCGAACGCACAACAACCATATCCGTATATTGCTAATAGTCAGACTCCATATATTGCGAATGCTCAACAACCGTATCCATATATTGCGAATGCTCAAACGCCTTATATTGCTAACGCTAGACAACCAAACACATACGCCCGACAAGGTAGAACACCGTTCACGTATCAGAACAGGTCTCCATTTACATACAGAAGCCCAGTTAACGGACAACAACCATTTACGTACCAAAACAGGTCTCCATTTACATATAGAAACCCTGTAGGATATCAAGTACCATTTACGTATCAAAATAGGTCACCGTTCACTTATAGAAACCCTGTAGGATATCGAGTACCATTTACGTATCAGAACAGACAACCTAGTACGTATAGAAACCCAGTGAATGGTCAAACTCCGTACATTGCGAATGCTAGACAACCTGCTGGTTACAGAAACCCAGTATCAGCACAGCAACCATATATTGCTAACGCTAGATACCCTGCTAACGCTCAGTCACCTAGTAATGCTCAATCGCCGTTTACTTACAATGCTAGATACCCTGCTAACGCTCAGAGTCCTAGTAACGCACAATCACCGTTTACTTACAACGCAAGATACCCTGCTAACGCTCAGTCACCAAGTAACTCTCAAACACCGTTTACTTACAACGCAAGATACCCTGCTAACGCTCAGTCACCAAGTAACTCTCAAACACCGTTTACTTACAATGCTAGGTATCCAGCGATTTACACTGCTAATGCTAGAGCATCTGTGAGTTCAAGAAGTCCTGGCACCTATCCATACAGGGCACCTGTTGGTTATTGGGAATCTAGTACTGCTTATGCTAACAGTTATCAGATGGGATATGTTGAGGGTGTAGGTTTATTCTCTTCTTTTGGTGGCCCTTTGGGAACTTATCAAACATCTTCAGGTTCTTTACAGAACTTTAATGCTGTTACTGGTTCTGCCTTGCCATACTACGCTGTTACAGCATACCAAAACAGTGGTTCCGCACCGACAACTTTCTTCATTGGTGGTACAAATTCACTACCAATTGGCCCGCTGTCGCAAATTCTTACTCAGTGGACTAGAGGTTATTACCCATCACCTTTCTCATTACCATTCCAGTATATGCAGTATTCACAAGGTCGTTGGTATATACAAGGTAGAAATATGATGAGAGAAAACAGTACAGCTGGTGCTTACGGCTACCTTAGAATAGATGTAACAAAATAGGAATTAGAAATATGGCATTATATGAAACAACAATAACAAACCCCGATGGAAGTACTGAAACTGCTTTAAATAAAGATTTTGTATTTTCTGATATTGACGGAGATGTAACTTGTACACAAACAGGATTTAAAGCAGCATACACAGTAGGAGAAAATACGGACTTAGCACAAGCTGAGGCGGATATCGATGCTTGTATTGCTAACAACTTGGAAGTTTGGGCTTGGCAGAAGTATTACCAAAACCCTCTGAACCCAAGTGAACTAAGGGATTAATAGGAAAAGACATGGCACAAGGCAGTTATCAGGTTCCATCCATTGCACAACAACCGTTCACGTACAGCGCATCGTATCGTGTGCCTTATATTGCTAACGCAAGACAGCCTGGCACCTATAGGAACCCATTTACGTATCGTGTGCCTTATATTGCGAGTGCTAGACAACCTAGTACGTATCGTAATCCATTTACGTATCGTGTGCCTTATATTGCTAACGCAAGACAACCTAGTACGTATCGTAACCCATTCACATATAGGGTTCCATACATTGCGAATGCTAGACAACCTAGTACGTATCGTAACCCATTCACATATAGGGTTCCGTTCACATACCAAAACAGGTCTCCATTTACATATAGAAACCCTGTAAGTTATCGTGTGCCATTTACTTACAATAATAGACAACCATTTACATATAGAAACCCTGTAAATGCTCAAACGCCTTATATTGCCAATGCTAGACAACCTGCTGGTTACAGAAACCCTGTTTCAGGACAACAACCATATATTGCGAATGCTAGACAACCTGCTGGTTACAGAAACCCAGTATCAGCACAGCAACCATATATTGCTAACGCAAGGAATCCATTCACATATAGAAACCCTGTAAACGGTCAACAACCATATATTGCGAGTGCTCAGCAACCATATCCATATATTGCTAATAGTCAAACACCGTTCACTTATCAGAACAGACAACCTAGTACATATGCTAGACAGGGTAGAACACCGTTCACATACCAAAATAGACAACCTGGCACCTATGCTAGACAGGGTAGAACACCATTTACGTACCAAAATAGACAACCATTTACGTATAGAAACCCAGTGAATGGTCAAAATCCATTTACGTACCAAAATAGACAACCTAGTACGTATAGAAACCCAGTGAATGGTCAAAATCCATTTACGTACCAAAATAGACAACCTAGTACGTATAGAAGCCCAGTTAACGGACAAACTCCATTTACGTACCAAAACAGGTCTCCATTTACATATAGAAACCCTGTAGGATATCAAGTACCATTTACATATAGTAATAGACAACCTGCTATCTATGGAAACCCTGTAAGTTATCAAATACCATTTACGTATCAGAACAGACAACCTAGTACATATCAGAGAACTGGTAGAACACCATTTACGTATCAGAACAGACAACCTGGCACTTATGCTAGACAGGGTCAAACACCATTTACGTACCAAAATAGACAACCTGGCACATATGCTAGACAGGGTCAAACGCCATTTACGTATCAGAACAGACAACCTAGTACGTATAGAAACCCAGTGAATGGACAACAACCATATATCGCTAACGCTAGACAACCTAGTACGTATAGAAATCCAGTGAATGGTCAACAACCATATATTGCTAATGCAAGACAACCTGGCACCTATGCTAGACAGGGTAGAACACCGTTCACTTATCAGAACAGACAACCTGGCACATATGCACGACAAGGACAAACTCCTTTCACGTATCAACACAGACAACCTTCAACATATAGTAGACAAGGTAGAACACCGTTCACTTATCAGAACAGACAACCTTCGACATATAGTAGACAAGGTAGGTCACCTGTTATACGTTGGGATGGTAACTTGTCACAACAGTGGCCTGCTACTGATATAAGTTAATTTTCATCGACTAAATACTGGTAGAAGCAATTTACTGGAATTTAGTTTATGGAAAAAATAACAACACTTGATGCACTACTTCTAAAATTAGAAGAAACCCCTATACCAACTGAAGAACTCAAAACTTATGGTCATGCTCAGAGGCATCTATTACCCCAATATCATTTAGGGTCTACTAATATTGATGAGATTGATAAAGACAGCGAGTTCTATAAAGTCTTATCATATTTTTTTGATAATGTTATGCCTCCCCTACGACTTCTTAAGTGGTCAGACCTTGATACACTGAGAAGACAGAAAGAGATTACGACCTTTAATGGATTACAATTTCAGTGTAATGCATATCACAAATTCATGCCAGATATTTACACTTCAGGAATCCAACCCGAAGGTGAAAAAAATATAACAACAAAATTCCAAGTTGCTACTGTTGATGATGAAATAAAAGAAATTAAAGACTACTGTGGTGAAGCAACCGACCCACGTGACTTTCATCAAGAAGATTTTAACATATCTATGAATTCAATGTATTATCATAGTGCGAAAGCTCATTGGATTACACAAAGTATTAGAGAGGAGGGATTGTGGGCTCCTATTCAAGGATATACTCAATCTCCTAACGGTGGTAATTTCACACAACTTATGATACATCCAGGCAGTGTACGTTCAGGTGTATTTGAAGAGATGGAAGACCCAACACATGAACTTTTGATATGGGATTTCCAAGATACATTCCCCGACATTCCATCAATGTCCATAGACGATTCTTTGGATTACTGGAAAGAAACCATCCTCAATGGTAATACAAAATGCAATCATAAAAACTTGAGTGTTATATTTACTAATGGTACACTTGAATACCAATCCGACCATTCCAATATAGAATTTAGAAGAGAAGTTTGGAAACATAGTAAGAAGTTTACAGAACTTTCTGCTGGAAAACCTCTAACAATTTATATTGGTTATGACCCTAGACACAATAATCTAGAGTTGTACTCCAAGCAATCTATATTAGATGCAGTGAAGAGAAGTGTTGGTGGTGGGAGATTTGTTGATTACACTAGGTTTACGCCAGAAATTAAAATACTTGACATTTCAAAGATACCCGAGTACACTAGAGAGTATGCAAATCAATCTACTGAGTTTACATACAGTAGATTCTTAATACCGTATCTTGAGAACTATGAAGGGTTTAGTATGTTTGTAGATGATGACTTCATCTTTAATAAAAACCCTATGCCGATGTTCTATTACCTAGGTCAAGATGATGCAGTAGCATGTATCAAGTATCCGCAAATTAAACATGATGAAACCAAGTTTGATGGAGAAGTTAATATAGATTATCCATGTAAACTATGGTCATCTATGATGTTCTTCAATAACAGTCATCCCGACTGTAAGAAGTTAACACCCGAAGTGGTTAACACTTGGACAGGTGCCCAATTGCATCAATTCGAATGGACTGATAAGATTGCTCCCATCCCCGAGAAGTATGTGTTCGTTGAGGGATATGATGACCCCGAGGTTAAGTGGGATTTCTCTGCTGTTCACTATACAAGAGGTGGGCCATGGATAAATGGGATGGATACAGAACACATAAATAATTTAGAACACTACAACAAAGTTAAAAACAGCTTGTTGTGATAACAATCTTATGATATAATGGAGAAAAAGGATATATTATGAATGCACTAATTTACACAGAAAACAATGAACTTATGATTACCAAACCTAATGGTTTGCATTATAAGTTTGAAAATGTCGACAAACCCGAATTGGGATTTGATTATGATGTTCTAGTCTACGCTGAAGAAGAACTTAAGATTCTTAACTGGGATGTTCAAAAAGAGTTCCAAGACCAAGAACAAATTCCCTTAAATGCAGATGAAAAAGACGCTGTCGAAACTTACATTAAAAATTCAGAACCACCTATGGGTGTCACTTTAAACAGTCAATACATTGAACAACTAGCTTATATGTGTAATAAGAATGTTGAAGCATGTGCTAACGGATTTAATTTTTCTGATTTGGCAGAGGTTGGCTATGTTGGTAGAGAAGGTTCCAACCATCCTTACAGGTCTAATGCTAGACGTGTTATGGAGTATGCTGATGCATTATGGCACATCTTTGACCAAGTTATGAATGAGATTGTAGCAACTAGAGAAGATACTCTTAGAGATTTTACTAGTTATGTGGAACAACTACCACAACCACAAGCAATTCCCGAAACAGAAAATTTCTCACCTCAACGGGATACAAAAATTGGCGGTTAATCTAAATCCAAAGGTTGTTCATATTGATAAACCTTTTAAAATTCAAGACCTACCTTTACAAGATATCTATGTATTGGATGATTGGCTCAGTGTTGATTTATTTCATCACTATGCAAATGTCCATCTAAGGACTTATAGTGAATGGTCTAAAACAAATGAAGTTCAGAGCGGTAGCGCTACTGGATTTCCCCATCATAGTTTTTGGGGTGCAACTTACTTTAGAGGAGCATTTGAAGAGGATGGTTCACTAGGTAAAGGTAATTTGGTTCCTGAGAGGGGGTCAGACCCATTGAATGCCATGTTTGCTAGATATATAGATAGCAGACTAAGAACTGAATTTGGATTTAAATGGGAGAAATTTCAATACATGGGATTGAACTCTCAAACACAGGGACTAGATGGGACAACACATTCTGATTGTGCTCAAGATGAAGATTGGAATATATCGTTTCTATATTATTGCAGTCCTGTATGGTATCCATCATGGGGTGGAGATTTAAGAATTTATGATACTATGCAATTTGGACTTGATGGGAGAGCAGACCACGTCAAGAATCACCAAGTTGCTTCTGTAGAATATAAACCAAACAGATTGCTGATGTTTGACGGAAGAATTCCACATGGTGCAGATGCACCTACAACAAAAGCACGATACATGGACAGACGTTCTATAGTATTAAGAGGTGATGAAGTATCACTTACACATGAAGGAGAAGAATATCATGCCAATGATAGAATTTCACAGTTACAGCTCAGAGACCCTCGCTGATTTTAAACCAGTATTAGCAAAGAGTATTTTACCCGAGTGGTGGAAGAAAACTAAGGTAGCGGAGTTTACTCAAGGTAGACAACAACAAACTATTCGTGCTTGTCCAGCAATGGATGATTGGTTAAAGAGCGGATGGATTATTGTTGCTAATAGAGACATTCATGTTATAAATGGTGAAGGAATCAATGATAGTGGCACCAATAAAGTATTTACTTGGGATGGTAAGGATGCTTCAACCCATTCACAGTCCCATCCTAAAGAACAAGTTAGAGAATCTTTTGAATACTATGGTAGTGGTGACGGTAAAGCTCCTATAAAAGATGCATTTAAATTCAGAAATCCGTGGAACATAAAAACCCCGCCTGGCTATTCATGCTTCTACTTAGACCCATTCTTATTTCAGAATAAATACTTTGCATGTTGGCAGGGTATTATTGATACTGATACATTTAATGTTGGTCTAGACAATGCACAGATAATTTTTTATCCTAAAGTCGACCATTCATTTGTTATACCAAAAGGAACCCCTCTTTGTCAGATTATACCGTTTAAGAGAGAAGAGTGGCATGCTTCATTTGAAATAAAATCACATGAACACTGGCAAGAAACTAAAGGAAGAGGGTATAAAATAGACCCACATGACCCTTCTACTGAGAAGGTTTTATCAATGCAAGAATGGGGTCATAAAGCGCCATTTGAAGGGAAGGATGGTATTAGAGATTTGGGCCCGTATAGAAATAAGGGTTATTGGGTACCTAAAGCTAGACTATTTAAAAATGATAATCCCCCACCCGAATGCCCTATGCACGTAAGTGAAGAACAAGAACCTACTGAGGTTCAACTGGAGTTAAACTTTAATGATTAGATATTTATTCCCAACCGTCATCTTTCAAAGAAACATGACATGCCCAACACAGATGGGAGATGAGCTCGTTCTAGATGATGAATACATGAAAATGTTGAAAGATGAGATGGATGCTATGCGTAGACGTGATGGTGTTGGTAGACAAGTTTCAAATGCTTATACTGGATGGCAGTCTAACGATGGTGTAGACAATAATCCAACGTTCCAAAAATTAATGAATCGAATTAGTACAGTATTCTACCAAGAGGTTTGGAATTACTTTGGGGTTGACCCAACAAAGACAGCATTTCAAATGGGTAACTGTTGGGCAAATATAAATGATAAAACTGCATGGAACAGACCACACTTACATAATGGTTGTTGGTATAGTGGCGTCTTCTATATCCATGCTGATGGTGATGAAGGAGATTTTGTTGCTATCAATACAGACCCTAAAGTTGTTTCTGATATGCCAAATTCCAATAGACACCAAGAGTCATGGGACTTCAAACCAAAAACAGGAGAATTGATTTTATTCCCTAGTGGTATGATGCATATGGTAGCACCAAACTTGACAGACAAGGACAGATATTCAATATCATTCAATTCAGCATTTCAAATTAATGATGTTGAAGCTTATAGAAACAATTTCGCTACAGGTTGGCATCCCGATGAGAATACATTTGGTTTAGATGAAAACGGTATGTTACAAAAGTACCAATATGAACCTATTGATTGGGAAAATCAACAAGGATAACAAACATTCTTTCCTAAATAAGTGTATGGAAATTGCTATCTCACCAGGCGTACTTTGGAATATATTTCTAACACTTGTTGTCCTACCTATGGGATTCCTTGTTAGAACAATCTTATCTGAACAAAAACGTATAGACATTTTGGTTAATAAAACTAGGGAAGAAATAGCCCGTGAATATGTCACAAGAGACCAAATAGAAACAGAGTTTCAGAGAATTATCGACAAGATGGATAAACTAGATTCTAAACTAGATAGAGTAGTTTCTAAAACTTACTTCCAAGAATAGGTTCTCAACTGTTATAAATAGTAGTAGACACAAATACTACGGATTTAAAACATGGCAGAACCAAATTCAAAAGCATCTTTAAAAGAGTATATAAAAAGAAAACTCGGAGCTCCTGTACTAGAGGTTAACGTTGATGATGACCAATTCGATGATAGAATCGATGAGGGTCTTCAGTATTTCAGAGAGTACCATTACGATGGTGCAATTAAAACATATCTAAAACACCAACTAACCCAAAACGATATCGACTCATTTAAAACGAATGCAACACATAACGCAGCTACAACTGGTACACAAGCTGTATCAAATCAGACGTACTTAGAGAGTAATAGTTACATAACACTACCCGAACATGTGTTAAGTGTAATACAAGTATTCCCATTCAGTTCAGGCACGTCATCGAGTATGTTTGATATCCAGTATCAGTTAAGACTCAATGATTTATGGGATTTAACATCAACTAGTGTTTTATACTATGCTCAAGTACAGTCGCATCTATCTATGATGAATGATATTCTAGTTGGACAAGTTCCAATCAGATACAAGTCACACTCAAATAGATTGTATCTAGACTATAGTGTTGAAAAATTTAACGTAGGTGAGTACATTATCATCGAGTGTTATAGAAAATTAGACCCAACAGACATGACTGATATCTATAACGATATGTGGTTGAAGAAGTATTGTACCGCTTTAGTTAAGTATCAGTGGGGTGAAAACTTATCTAAGTTCTCGGGTATTCAACTGCCAGGCGGAGTCACACTAGACGCTACTCAGATGAAGACTGAAGCGCAAGAAGAAATTACAAGATTAGAAGAAGAATCGAGACTGAATTTTGAAATGCCAGTTCTCGATATGATGGGATAATATATGCCAACAAACGTATTTTTTAACCATGCAGTACAAACTGAACAACATCTATACGAAGATTTGGTTGTTGAGTCATTGCGTATGTATGGTAATGAGACGTACTATCTACCAAGAGAAATTGTAGAGGAAGACTCTATACTTGGTGAAGATGTACAGTCTAAATTTGGAGATGCATATTCTGTAGAAATGTATGTAGAAAATACAGAAGGATATGAAGGGGACGGAGACCTTATGTCTAAGTTTGGTATACAAGTAAGAGACCAAGCAACCTTCGTTCTTTCTTTAAGAACGTGGGAAAGATTTATATCACTAGACTCTAACCTTGCAACATCATTAAGACCAAACGAAGGAGACTTAATTTACTTCCCACTTAGTGGTTCTATGTTTGAAATCAAATTTGTAGAACACGAAAATCCTTTCTATCAAGTTGGAAAACTATTTGTATTTAAATTACAATGTGAACTCTTTGAATACAGTGGAGAAGATTTCGATGTTGGTGGTGCTGTCGACTTAATTGAAACTGAAAACGCCTACACAATAGATATGATTCTACAAGCAGATGGTAGTGGAAACTACACACGTGGTGAGAGTGTTACCCTTGGTGGTGCAGTTGTGGGTGAAGTTGTTGGTTGGGTTCCTACCACTAGAGAACTGAATATCAAAGATAACACTACAGCGATTTCTGTTGGTGATACACTCATAGGTGTAGACTCAGAAGCAGAATATATTGTTTATAGTATTGAAGATGTTTTAAACTTCTCTCATGATAAATCTGCACAAAACAAAGACTTTGAAACAAAAGCAGATGGATACTTAGACTTCTCAGAGACAAACCCATTCGGTGAGGTTACATAATGTTTGGAACATTTTTTTATAATGAGACAATGAAGCGAGCGGTGTCAATCTTTGGTACCGTATTTAATAATATTACAGTCAAGAAAATAAAAGAAAACGGAACTGTATTACATGAACAGAAGGTTCCAATTTCATATGGGCCAAAACAAAAATTCCTCGCCAGACTACAACAAGAAGCAGACTTAAGTGATAACAATAGAAGTGCAATATCTTTACCAAGACTTGCATTCGAACTTACAGGGTTTGAGTATGATGCTACTAGACAACAAAATAAACTATTACGTCACAGTAAATCACAACTAGAAACTAGTGATGGTAATAGAAGAGGATATCAATACCAACCAGCTCCGTACAACTTGAACTTTACTTTGAATGTTCTTGCAAAAAATATGAATGATGCTCTACAGATTGTAGAACAAATCTTACCATACTTTCAACCCGAGTATACAGTTACAATGAAGATGGTAGATTCTATGTCAGACATTAGAGACGTGCCAATTCAATTAACTAGTGTTAATATGGAAGACACATACGAAGGTGACTTCACTGAAAGACGTGTCATATCTTATGCACTAGAATTCACTATGAAGTTATACTTCTTTGGGCCTGTGTATACTGGAGATGTTATTAAGAGTGTTGTCGAAAGAGATTATATAAATCAAACAAGTGGTACATTTACTACAACACAAATTGATGGTGCTGGTCTTGTTAAAGAGGTCAAACACTATGAACCAGCATTCGCTGAGATTGTTAGTGCTGACACCCTTGGTACTTCAAATACATATACCTTTGCGAGTGCAATAAATAGTAAGATAAGTGTTGGGGATGAAATATTTGGTTTCAGAACCGCAGTTGGAAATGTGGTTGTTGCCACAATTTCTGAAGACAGACGTACAATAACTGCTAACGAACCAAATGCTATTTCGAAAGGAGACACACTAAAGTTTGTTGGGTCGGTACAACCAAATGACACATTTGTTGTTGCTGAAAATGTTACATTTTATGATGACGGAACAATCAGTACATTTGCTGATGATAAGGTTACCGATGCGAGTTAATTATGGCAAAAGATATAGATTCTAAATTAGACGAAGTTCTAGATATAACTTCGGATATTCAAATACAGACTGGAGAGATTGTCAAGTCTGTTCCAACGGATGACAAACGTTCTAAAAATATAGAAACAGATTACAAATACACTAGAGAAAATCTCTATGGTCTCGTTGAGCGAGGACAAGATGCAATTGACGGCATCTTAGATGTATGTAAGGAGACAGAAAACCCACGTGCATATGAAGTTGCTGGTCAGTTAATTAAAACTGTAGGAGAAACCGCTGAGAAATTACTAGACGTTCAAACCAAATTAAAGAAGTTAGAGGGTGAAGACCAACAGAGAATAGGGAAACAAGAGAACCATTTATATGTTGGTTCCACTTCCGAACTACAGAAGTTTCTGAAGAAAAATAAGAATGACAGTTAATAAGAATGAAGGTTACTTAGGTAACAGCATGATTAAGCGTGCTGGTATCGAACACCAGTACACTAAAGATGAAATGGCTGAATATTTGAAGTGTTCTGAAAACCCATGTCATTTCATTGAAAACTACACACAGATTATCTCACTAGATGAAGGTATGGTACCCTTTAAACTTCGTGGTTATCAAGATAAACTTATTGAACACTATGATGCAAATCGTTTCAATGTAGTCCTTGCATCACGTCAGAGTGGTAAGTCAATCACATCATGTGCCTATCTTTTGTGGTTTTTATTATTCAAACCCGAAGTAACAGTAGCGGTTCTTGCTAACAAAGGTGCAATTTCTAGAGAGATGATTGCACGTATTGTAACCATGTTAGAGTCTGTTCCGTTCTTCTTGCAGCCTGGTGTAAAGATTCTCAACAAAGGTTCGATAGAGTTTGCAAACGATAGTAAGATTGTTGCAGCTGCAACGTCATCATCGTCCATTCGTGGATTGTCAATCAACCTACTTTATCTTGATGAGTTTGCATTCGTTGACGATGCAGAGACATTCTATACTGCAACATATCCAGTTGTAACCTCGGGTAAAGACTCAAAAGTTATTATCACTTCCACTGCAAACGGTGTGGGTAATATGTTCCATAAGATATACGAGAGTGCAATACATGACCAATCAGAATACAAATCATTCACAATTAACTGGCATGACGTGCCAGGCAGAGACGAAGCATGGAAGAAAGAGACCATTGCAAATACCTCAGAAGCACAATTTGAACAAGAGTATGGTAACAGTTTCTTAGGAACAGGTAATACACTTATCAATTCTAATACACTACTAGGTCTGAAAGCATGGGATGCTGAGTGGTATAAGGATGGTTTTAGTGTGTATCAGAAACCTGTTGAAGACCACACCTATATATGTACAGTAGATGTTGCAAAAGGTAGAGGAATGGATTTCTCTACCATGACTATATTTGATGTGAGTGCAGACCCATTCACACAAGTTGCAACGTATCGGGATAGCATGATATCACCTATGCTATTCCCCGATATTATAAATAAGTATGCAAAAGCATACAACACTGCATTAGTTATAATAGAAAACAATGCAGAAGGGTCTATGGTAGCAAGTCAGTTACACTATGATATAGAATACGACAATGTATTCACACAGGGGATGACTAAAGCTGAAGATATTGGTGTTACCATGACCAAAAAAATTAAAAGAATCGGATGTTCTACACTAAAAGAGATATTGGAGGAGAACCGATTAAATTTGATTGACAGAAGCACGATTACCGAGCTTATGACTTTCATAAATAAAGGGATGTCTTTTGAAGCAGATAGAGGATATCACGATGATATGGTTATGAATTGCGTATTATTTTCTTGGTTTATTACAACTGATTATTTTACTCACCTCACAAACCATCAAGTTAAGAATCTCTTATACTCAGAACAACAAAGAGTCATTGAAGATGATATGTTGCCAGCTGGAATATTTGGGGGTGACCCATATATAGAGGAAAGCTTTGTAGATGAGGGTGGGGATAGATGGTTCTTCGAAGAGGAAAGGAACAATCCTTAAGAATTCTTAGAATCTTTAAAGTTATAAATATATCAAGTAAAACAAAACTTTTTACATTAACAGGAGAAAAGTATGGCATTTCAAGTATCACCAGGCGTACAGGTCAAGGAAGTTGACCTTACAAATGTTGTGCCCGCAGTATCATCTACAGTAGGTGCGTACGCTGGTTCATTTCAATGGGGCCCTGTTGATGAAGTAGTAACAGTTTCAGACTCAAACGGTTTAATAGAATCTTTCTTCACACCTGCTAACACAGATGCTGGTGCAGAAGATTTCTATACTGCTGAGTCATTTCTGAAATATGGTTCATCACTAAGAGTAGTTAGGATTAATACCACAGGTATGTCTAACGCAAACGCTGCCAATTCGGCAAGTAAACTTCTGAAAGGTTCAGAAGACTATGCATCAACATATGAAGGTGGTGCAGGCGGTGTTGGTTCATTTATTGCTAGGTGCCCAGGCGCTTTAGGTAATAATATAGACGTACACGTATGTGCAACAAGTGACGCATATTTCAAAGGTTCTGCATCATTAGTCAATGACACTGATGGCGCTGACGTAGGTGACACTACAGTAACCGTAGATACTGGGACTAATTTCCTAGTAAGAGACATTATTACTTTCTCAGGTCACGCAACACAATACCGAGTTACTGCAATCAACGGAGCAGTTCTAACTATCGAATCAATCGGACAACCAGTTAAAGGTGGTCTAACAGTTGCAGTCGCAGACAATGTTGCAATCGATAGATATTGGGAACACTACGCTTTATTTGATAAAGCACCAGGCTCATCAAGTGCTGCCGTTAACGGTGGTATTGCAAATGATGAGATGCACGTAGTTGTTGTCGACAGAACAGGCGTAATCACAGGAACACCACAGACAGTATTAGAAACATACGGTTTCGTGTCTAAGTGTTCAGATGCTAAAGATTCAGGCGGTCAATTAAACTACTACAGAAACGTAATCTCACAAAAATCAGATTGGATTTGGTGGTCAGGTCACGGAACTTCACACGCAGCTGCAAGTACACACTACACTATTGCAGATATTGCTGGTGGTTCTGCTTTCCCAACACCTGCTTTACCAGTAAAATCAGTTCTTTCAAACGGAAGTGATGGTAATTTACCTACTGCAGGACAGAAGAGTGCTGCTTACACTGATAACTTCAGTGATGCAGATTCAGTAGACGTTTCATTCATGATAGTAGGTTCAACAAGAACACAAGGTGCAGATTCAGTTGCAGACCATAACACAATCGTCAATCAGTTAATTCTTGATTGTGAATTAAGAAAAGATTGTATGGTTATTGCATCACCTAGAAGAACTTCAGTAGTTAACGTTTCTTCAGAATCATTACAAACAACTAACGTTCTTGCTGATTTCGCTTCAGTAACATCTTCATCATATGCTTCATTCGACAGTGGATGGGTATACCAGTATGATAGATTCAACGACAGATATGTATGGGTGCCAGGCAACGGACATACAACAGGTATTATGGTAAGGTCAGACTTACTAAGAGACCCATGGTTCTCACCTGCTGGATTCTCAAGAGGTCAATACTTAGGTATTACTAAACTTGCTTACAACCCTAAAAAGGCATCTAGAGATGACCTTTATAGACAAAGAGTTAACCCGATTGTAACTTTTGCTGGTCAAGGAACCGTATTATTCGGTGACAAAACTGCTTTAAGTTCACCTTCCGCATTCGATAGAATCAACGTAAGAAGATTGTTTATCGTATTGGAAAAGGCAATCGCAATTGCTGCTAAGTCTCAGTTGTTCGAATTCAACGATGCATTTACACGTGCTCAATTTAGGGCTGCGGTAGAACCATTCTTAAGAGACGTTAAAAATAGACGTGGTCTAACAGACTTCTCAGTAGTTTGTGACGAATCAAATAACACAGACACAGTAATTGACAGAAATGAATTTGTATGTTCTATATTTGTCAAACCTGCTAGGTCGATTAACTTTATTACTCTCAACTTTGTTGCTGCCAGAAGTGGTGTCGACTTTGAAGAGATTTACAGTGCAGTTTAATAGGAGTATATAAATGGCAACAATAGACCAATTTAAAGCAAACCTAATCGGCGGTGGCCCAAGAGCTAACCGATTTAGAGTGTTTGTACCTCGTGCTGGTCAGAGATTAGAATTCTTGTGTACCGCAACTAAGATACCTGAGAGTACAATTAATACTATTAGTGTACCTTTCAGAGGTCAAAATTTGAAACTTGCTGGTGATAGAACATTCGCTGACTGGTCAATTACGGTTATCAATGACCTAGACTTTTCAACAAGAACTGCTCTTGAAGCATGGTCAAATGACATTGCATCTTTATCAACAACAGAAGCTGCAACTGATACAGACTACTTGCTATCACGTGCATTTGTAGAACAATTACACAAAGATGACTCCGTCCTTGCGAGATATGAATTCTTCAACATGTTCCCAACATCAATCGGTGAGATTGCGCTATCAAGTGCAGAAGCATCTGAAGTTGAGACATTTGAGGCAGGATTCACTTATTCTCACTGGGAAAGAGTTCTTTAATAAAACAGTGAAAAACTACCACATATTGGTGGTATAAATATTAGTATGGATATATTTGGGTTTGAAATTACTCGTAAGAAAGACGAGTTAAGAGTCAAAGAGGCACCAAACGCTAAGTCGTTTGTACCTTCTCTAGAGGATGACGGTACCCCCGTCATTCAACAACAGAGTGGGTTCATTTCAGGCGGAGCTTATGGTGCTTATGTTGACATGGAAGGCGGCATTAAGAATGAGGCAGAACTCATTCGAAGATATCGTGAAACATCTTTGGTGCCAGAATGTGATTCTGCAATCGAAGATATTATTAATGAGTGTATCACGTCTGATAGTTCAGATAGAATCGTGACGCTCGACCTCAGAGATGTGAAACTCTCTGATAGCATCAAGAAAAAGATGCAAGACGAGTTTAGTCACATCTTATCTCTAATGAAGTTCAATCAGAACTCTCATGAATTATTCAGAAAATGGTACGTAGATGGAAGAATATACTTCCATAAAGTCGTTGATGGCAAGAGACCCAAACTTGGTATCGTTGACGTAAGAAATGTTGACCCTCTTAAAATTAAGAAGGTCAGAAACGTAGAAAAAGAAAAGGACAAGAAGACAGGAATAGACCAAGTCAAGAAAATTGAGGAGTTCTATGTCTTCAACGATAAGGGTTTTGATAAATCCTCATCACAAGAAGGACATGTTGTAAAGATTGCACCTGAAGCAGTGACATACACTACTTCGGGATTATTAGATTACACTAAGAATGTTGTAATCGGTTATTTGCATAAAGCATTGAAGACTGCAAATCAGTTGTCAATGATGGAGGATGCACTTGTTATATACCGTATATCAAGGGCTCCCGAGAGAAGAATATTCTACATTGACGTAGGTAACCTTCCTAAAGCAAAAGCAGAACAGTATTTGTCTGAGGTAATGAACAAGTATAAAAATAAACTTGTTTATAATGCAGACACTGGTGAAATCAAAGATGACAGAAAACATATGAGTATGTTGGAGGATTTTTGGTTACCAAGAAGAGAGGGTGGAAGAGGAACAGAAATTAGTACACTTCCTGGCGGTCAGAACCTTGCTGACATAGATGATATAGAATACTTCAAGAAGAAACTATATCAGTCACTAAACGTACCGTCAACTAGAATGGAAGCAGATAACGGATTCAATATGGGTCGTGCTTCAGAAATTTCTAGAGATGAACTTAAGTTTAATAAGTTTACAAACAGATTGCAGAAGAAATTTGCTAGAGTGTTTGTAGATATGTTGAGAACTCAATTAGTTCTCAAAGAAATAATGACAGTGGAAGAGTTCGATAAGAACAAAGACTTTCTACAATTTGATTTTGCAACGGACAACCACTTTACAGAGTTGAAAGATGCAGAGATTATAAGAGAAAGACTTGATACACTAAGTCAGGCTTCAGAGTATGTTGGTAAGTATTACTCAGACGAATATGTCAGAAAGTATATACTAAGACAAACTGAAGAAGATATAAAGGTCATTGATGCTCAAATCAAATCCGAAGGTGGAAGTGATGACGGCGGAGATGATGAAGATAATTTTGGAGGCTTTTAATAAATGAGCGAAATAGCGAAAACAATCGTAGACCAAATACAAGATGGTCAGTTACAGGATGCAAAGGATTCTATCAATGATGGAATCAAACAAAAAGCTGCAGAAGTTGTGGACATGAAACGTGTAGAGATGCAAGTTGATTGGATGTCACAACCACAGGAAGGTTAGTATGAAAACCTTTTCATCAATCTCTAGCGAGTTGAGGGAAGCGAAGTACACCATTCCTGCTGGATTCTTTCCTATGAGAAGGAATACATTGAGATTTTGTGGAGAGTCAGTTGATGTGGCATTTGTTGTCAGAAAAGGACTCACACATATAGTTTTAAACGGCAACGTCTTAGAGGAGTCCTACGAAGACCTCAAGGTGGCTGAGAGAGAATTTAAACTTATCCGACATATGATGGAAGAGATGGTGAAAGAGGATATACCTTTTGGAGAAATTATAAATGAAATTAATATCAGAGTTTAATGATTACAGTGTAACCCCTGTTATTATAGAACAGAACGAGAAGGGTGAGAAAGAATACTTTATTGAAGGTATTTTTATGCAATCTGAAATCAAAAACAGAAATGGTAGAGTATATCCTAAAGAAGTAATGGAAAAAGAAGTTAACCGTTACGTTAAGGAATTTGTTGAAAAGGATAGGGCATTCGGTGAGTTAGGACATCCTGAAGGGCCAACAATTAATTTAGATAAAGTGTCACACATGATTACATCTTTAGAAGAAGATGGAAATAATTATGTGGGACGTGCAAAGATTTTAAGTACACCAAACGGTCAGATAGTAAGAAGTCTTATCAGTGACGGTGCTAAGTTGGGTGTTTCATCAAGAGGTTTGGGTTCGCTCGAACAGAAGGGTGGCGCTCAATACGTAAAAGACGATTTCCAACTTGCAACGGCAGGTGATATCGTTGCAGACCCATCCGCTCCCGAAGCTTTCGTTGAAGGTATTTATGAAGGGGTAGAATGGGTAATGGAGAATGGTATATTGAAGGCGGTAGATATGGAAAGGATGCAAAATGAGTTAAAGACTGCATCACTAAATAATCTTGAAGAAACCAAACTTAATCTATGGAAAAAGTTTGTTAAAAACCTATAATATATAAATAAAAAAGTAAACTCAAACAGGAGATAAACATGGCAGAGTTAGAAAATAACCTAGAAACAGTATTAGAGGCAGGTCAGCCTGACGCTAAAGCTGAGAAGGGAGATTCAAAACCAGTCAAACAAGGTTCATCTGATGCCGAATCAATCGAGGCAGGCAAAGTTGAAGTCGTTAAACCTGAAGAAAATCCTGTTGACAAAGCAGTTGACTCAGTAAAGAAGGCAGAAAATGTTAAGGCAGTCAGTGGTGACGCCCCACAAAAGAATGCTAGTAAACCTGATGCTCAACCTAAATTGCAAAAAGTTAAAGAAGAAGAAGAGTCAGAAGAGTCTACTCCTTCTAAAATGGAATCAATAAAAGCTATCGTCAACACTATGAAGGAAATGACAAAGGAAGAACTTCAATCAGTCTTTAGTGGATTGACAGAAGAAGAAGTTGACGAAAGTTTGACAAAAGCAGAACAAGCAAGAAAGATTGTTGATACTTTAAAAGGTATGGACGAAGAGTCGGTCGCTGAAATGTATGGCAAGATGAAGAAGAAAGAAGAAGTAGAAGAAGAAGTCGCTGAAACAAATGTTGAAGTTGATGAAGAAGTTTCTGCTGAACTAGAGTCTTCACTCGTTGAAATTGAAATAGATGACGACCTATCCGCAATTTCAGAAGCGCTAGAACTTTCTGAAGAAAATGCTGAAAAGGCAAAGACTATCTTTAAGGCTGCTGTAACTTCAAAAGTTGCAGAAATTAAAGAATCACTTGAGTCACAGTACTCAGAAGAATTACAAACCACAGTAGAAAAAGTTAAAGGTGACCTTGCGGAATCCGTAGACAAGTATCTAACATATGTTGCAGAAGAGTGGACGAAAGAAAATGAACTTGCAATTGAACGTGGTTTGAGGTCGGAAATGACTGAAAACTTTATTGAAGGTATGAAAACATTGTTCGTAGAACATTATGTTGACGTTCCTGAAGATAAGTATGATGTTATTGATGAACTCGCAAATCGTCTCGATGAGATGGAACAAAAACTTGACGGTGAAGTAAATAGAAATATGGATGTCACTGAAGAGTTGGATACACTCAAAAGAGCAAACGTGATAAGAGAGGCCTGCGAAGACCTATCCGAATCACAAAAAGAGAAACTAGTTTCACTTGCAGAAGGAGTAGACTTTAAGACTGAAGAAGATTTCGCTGAGAAAGTTTCAGAAGTTAAGAATGCATACTTCCCTGTAGATGGTGAAAAACTAGTTGAAGATACTGTTGTTGAAGAAGGTACTGGTGTTATCTCTGAGGAATCAGACGAACCAAGACTTGCACCTGAAATCGCAACATATGCTAACGCATTATCTAAACTAAAACCATTAGGTTAATTTAAAGGAAAATAAAAATGTTTCAATCAGAAAACTTACAAGAAAAGTGGGCGCCAATTCTAGAGCACAGCGATTTACCAAAAATCGATGACAACTACAAGAAAGCGGTTACTGCAGTAATTCTTGAAAACCAAGAAAAGGCTCTTAAAGAAGATAGAGCAACTCTTGAAGAAGCTGCACCTTTAAATGCTACTGGGGCACCTATTTCTAACTGGGATCCGATTTTGATTTCATTAGTAAGACGTGCTATGCCAAATCTCGTTGCTTACGACATTTGTGGCGTTCAACCAATGACTGGCCCAACTGGATTGATTTTTGCTATGAAAGCAAGATATCATGACGATGTAAACGCTGTTAGAACTGCAGAATCAGAGGCGCTTCACGGAGAAGCAAGAACTGGTTACTCAGCAACAAATCAAACAGACTCTACTACAGTTGGTTCAGACCATTCAGGCGACCCTTTCAACAGTTCATATGCCTCACAAACTACAGGTGGAATGAATACAGCTAGTGCAGAAGCACTAGGTGATGCTTCCAACAATCAGTTTGCTGAAATGTCATTTACTATTGAGAAGGCTACTGTAACTGCCAAATCCAGAGCATTAAAAGCTGAATATACACTAGAACTTGCACAAGACCTTAAAGCAATTCATGGTCTTGACGCTGAGTCAGAACTCGCTAACATTCTATCATCTGAAATCCTTGCTGAAATCAACAGGGAAGTAATCAGAAGCGTAAACAACCAAGCAAAAACTGGTGCTCAAGGCACTGCTTCTGCTGGTACTTTCAACTTAGATGTTGACGCTAACGGTAGATGGTCAGTTGAGAAGTTCAAAGGTCTATTGTTCCAAATCGAAAGAGAATCAAACTTCATCGCTAAAGATACAAGAAGAGGAAAAGGTAACTTTATCCTTTGTTCATCTGATGTTGCTTCTGCTCTTTCAATGGCAGGTGTATTAGATTACACTCCTGCTTTATCAACAAACTTGTCTGTAGACGATACTGGTAATACTTTTGCTGGTGTTCTAAACGGAAGAGTTAAAGTCTATATCGACCCTTATGCAAGTGCCGATTACATGACTGTTGGTTACAGAGGTTCAAATCCTTATGACGCTGGTATGTTCTATTGCCCATACGTTCCATTACAAATGGTACGTGCTGTTGGTGAGAACACATTCCAACCAAAAATCGGATTTAAGACAAGATACGGTATGGTTTCAAACCCATTCGTTGACACAGGTAACGTACAGGACAGAGATGGTCTTGCTACTGCTGGTCTTAACCAATACTACAGAAAAATGGCTGTTTCTAACATCCTATAAATCTGAAGTAATTGATTTTAAAAGGTCTCTTCGGAGACCTTTTTTTTTACCTAAATATAAGTATGGAAAATAAATATTATAAAGATGTGAAGGTTTTGGAAGGCCCATGGGCAAGAGGAATCTTTGAAGACGGTGTTGAAAAAACACATCAAATACTCGCTAGACGAGTCGTGACGACATTCATATCAGATGGATATCTGTGTGAAGAAGAAAAGACTAGAACCTACAGGTCTGATGGTGACTACCATGATACTACTGTTAACAAGAGGGTGATGAAGATAGATGATTGATATTAACAAATCAATATTAAACAAAAATAATTTTCGATTACTAATAGAGAAAGTTCCCACTGTTGAATACTATGTTCAGAGTGTTAGCATTCCTAGTTTATCGTTTGTTGAAGTAAGTGTACCAACAAGGATTGGTGTTAATGCTTTCTTCCCAGGCGATAAGGTTGAGTTTGGTAATCTAAGTGTATCATTTATTGTGGACGAAGATGTGTCTAACTATAAAGAGATATATGATTGGATGGATAGTATCATTCCTATATCAGACACAGTAGACTTCAGTACACTAACTGGTACTGAGAGAACTAATCTAGGTCAATTAGCAGATATCAATGATGACCTTCAACAATACTCACAGATTACACTAGTCACTAACACTAACAAAAACATCCCTAACAGATTTTTTAAATTCTATGATGCATTCCCTATATCGTTGAGCGGTATAGACTTACAAAGTGGTTCAGATGCTGAACCAGCTATATGTACAGTAGAGTTTAGGTTTACACATTTCGATATAGAAACCACTAGTTAATATCACCTTTTCGTGATATAATATATACATTATGACTTTAGATGAATTAAAGGCCCAATGGGCATTAGATTGTGAAATTGATGATATTGAATTGGACAATGCATCTCTCGAAGTTCCAAAACTTCATGCTAAGTACCAAGACCAACTCACTAATAAATTACTAACACTCAAAAATTGGGAGTTCAAATATGATGAACTTCTCAAAGATAAGTGGTTGTGGTATAATGGTAAGATGGATTCAGATAGAATCAAAGAACTGGGATGGGCAGATGACCCATTCGATGGTCTTAAGATTATGAAAAGTGACATGCAATTCTTTTACAATTCAGACTCAGACCTCAGAGAAATTAAAGCTAAAATTGAATACTTAAAAATAACCATCAACTTCCTAAAAGATTGTATGCAAAATATCACTTGGAGACACCAAACGATTAAGAATACAATTGATTGGAGAAAATTTATGGCAGGTCAATAAGATGATATTACGAAACAATATGTGCATTATCGAAAATGCATTTACAGACGATGAAGTCGAACAGATAAAACGAGTTGCAAAAGGTCAAGAAGAAGTTACAGCAATGATTGGAGACCCTGGCTCTGGTGGTGCAGATGATGCTAAAGTACGTTCGGGGAAAGTTAAATGGTTTATGAATCAAAATATGCAGAACTCAATTCCCGATGTGTATGATAAATTATTTAAACTTATAGAAGAAGCGAATGCAAGTTCTGAATGGAATCATAAAATTGAATTTGTCGAGAATCTTCAATACACCATATACAATGCTCCCGCTAAGACCAAAAGGAAGAAAGGAGACTTTTACACTTGGCACACTGATAGCGGGCCAGAACCTTTACCAAATGGTAAGATACGTAAATTAAGTTTATCAGTTCAATTGTCAGACCCCGAAGAATATGAAGGTGGTAATTTCCAATGGTTAGAACCTACTGAACTATTAAACGGTATGGGGAAAGGTCTTGGGATGAGGTTGGATATGAATCATGCTGTTCGAACAGTACCATTCAGTGGCAAAGCAAAAGGGACATGTATCATATTCCCATCCTTTACATATCACCAAGTAACACCAGTGACACATGGAACACGTGAAGCTCTAGTGGGATGGTTTGCTGGCGACACATATGTCTAACATTGTAAGAGTAGAGAAATGTGATGAAGTATTTCTAAGAGTCCATTGTGATAAAGGACTTTCTAGAGACTTGTTTGAATTTTTCTCATTTACTGTACCCAATGCCAAATTTATGCCGTCATATAAGAATCGTATGTGGGACGGTAAGGTACGACTCTTCTCAATCAAAACAAACAAAATTTATATAGGATTACTTCCATACATCGATGAGTTCTGTAGAGAACGAGGATTTGAGTTTGAAGGTGTCCAAGATGTTATAGGTGAGAAAACTAGAATAACAGATGAAGATGTAGACTTCTTTATCAATGGAGACGATTTAATTCCAGGCTTGGGACTTCCGTTTGCACCAAGAGATTATCAAATAGATGCATTTAAATCTACAGTACAGTATGGTAGACAGTTATTATTATCTCCTACTGCTAGTGGTAAGTCATTAATCATTTATATGTTATGCAGATGGTTTGAAGGAGAGGTGTCTCTACCCAATTGTAAGACTGTAATAATAGTTCCTACTACTTCTTTGGTTGAACAGATGACTAAAGATTTTCAAGAGTATGGATACAAAGAACCTATTTGTAAGATATACAGTGGACAAGAAGTATTTGATTCCTCTATAACAGTTACAACATGGCAGTCCTTTGCAAAAGCACCTAAAGAAGTATTACAATCATTTGATGTTGTGGTGGGGGATGAAGCACATCTATTTAAAGCACAAACACTCAAAGGTATCTTAGAGAAAATGAAAACTACTGCAATTCGTATCGGAACTACTGGTACACTTGATGGTAGTGAAGTTCATAGACTACAACTAGAAGGTTTGTTTGGGCCTGTCAAAAAGGTCATAACCACAAAAGATTTAATGGACGAAGGGACGATTGCAAATTTAAGTATAGAATGTGTCATACTTCGTCATACCAAACAGAAGAAAATGTCATACCAAGATGAGATGGATTATCTCGTAGGAAATGATAGTAGGAACGAATTTATATGCAATCTTGTCTATTCCCTTAAGGGAAACACCCTAGTACTGTTTCAATACGTAGAGAAACATGGGGTTGTCTTACACAATAAAATGATGAAACGCTTAGATGGTAAATTGCATTATGTCTATGGCGGAACCGATACCAAGGATAGGGAGAACGTAAGAGAAATCGTTGAGAAAGCAAATGATAACGTCATACTGGCGTCATACGGTACCTTCTCAACTGGTGTCAATATTAAGAAGATTGATAATGTAGTCTTCGCATCTCCTTCCAAATCACGAATAAGAAACTTACAATCTATTGGTAGGGGTCTTAGAAAGGCTGATGGTAAAACTGAAATGCGATTGTTTGATATATCGGATGATTTACAATGTGAAAATCATACTCTCAATCACCTTAAGGAACGTATAAATATATACAACGAAGAGGGATTTGTATATCAAATGAGACAATTTAACATTACATGAAGGCAAAAGATTTGCACACACCACAACAATATGAAGTAGTTAAACTTAAAATTGGTACTGAACTAGTTGCAATGACTAGAGACCGTGCTGATAAATTGGAGTTAACACTACCTATGTGTTACACTCTCACTCCAGCAGGAGACGGAACAAGTAACACCACGTTCTATCCCTTTGCACCAACCAGTAAAAACACTAACATAGTTATCGATAAAGAAGATATCATGTACAGGGCAGAAGTTAGTGAACAATTCATTCCCATTTATGATAAAGCTTCATCGTCTTGGGCAACGATGTTAGAAGCACAATCTATTCCCATTTCTACAGGACAAGTTATTAAGTCCCCATCACTTCAGAGAATGCACGAACTACTCGAAGACTACATGGGTAATGGTGAACTTGATGAAGAATGGGACGATGATGTACTTGATGTTAGTGAAACCCCCAAGACAATTCATTGAGCAAAAAATAATACTAAATAGTCTGCGTATAAATCAGAGTTATATTTGATTATACAATATTTTAATATACAACAACTAGGAAAATACCATGACAACAGCTACGATAGCTAAGAGCATGGTGCGAAAAACTAAAGAGATTAGAGAGAGTAAGCAAGTGTGTGTTCTCTGTGATGTTATTGAATTTCTAGCATTCATGACTCTTCCCTTTATAGTACCATTTATGATAATGTATTTTACATTATTGAATTTCTAATGCGAATACTTATACTTCTTACCGTTTTAGGTTCATGGGCAATTCTATATGACCGAGACCCAGGCTCGTTGCGGTCTTTAAGAAATGCCACAGAGTTTAATAACATGCTCCCAAACACATGAAGAAGTCATCCAACCTCAAAGACCTCATGGAGATAGGCACGTTAGTATCTATCTTCATGATATCAATTATATCTTTGATGGAGGTGTAATATGTACGTCCCTTGGTTTACCAAACCCGAGACTGAAAAGAAAGTACTTCAGATAGTCAACCTCTCACCCAACGAATCAGTTATAGAAAAACTAACAGATGTACATCCCATGAAACAAATCTTTTGGGCAAGTATAGTACAGGTTTGTGTATTCGGTTTTATGATGCTTTCGTTCGCCATCATCAATACATTCGTCCAATGAACACACTATATAATATAGTAAAACGTAAATTTGCAATGTCTTATGAACCGTCTTATATGGAGATATTATTTCACTTCATAGTAACGATGTTTTTGGGAATGATTCCGCTACTTGTATTATTTCTAATCGTTAATCTCTTTATATAAGCTTCCCTGTGGGGACATAAGCTACTTTATCACAGATTTTCTAATCCACAAGTGGCTTTTTAAAAAAACTTATCTTTTTTATTATCAAATAATTTCAAAAAGCCACTAGGAATCCTATAACTAAGGAGTATAATGTATACATGACTAAGAAAAAAGACCCTAAAACACAGGCGCATTACGTCAACAACAAGGACTTCACAGCGGCAGTTTCTGAGTATGCAATTGCAATCAAAGAAGCGAAAGAGTCGGAAGGAACTCCACCTCAAATGTCAGAGTACATAGGAGAATGCATCTATAAGATTGCAACAAGACTATCTACTAGACCCAACTTTATCAACTACACTTATAGAGATGAAATGATATGTGATGCAATCGAGAATTGTATTCAGTATCTTGGCAACTTCAATGTAGAAAAATCAAACAATGCATTTGCATATGTTACACAGATTTGTTACTATGCTTTCTTGAGAAGAATACAGAAAGAAAAGAAACAAGTGTACATCAAACAACAAGCAATTGATGCTACTTCACTCACACTCGATGCATTTGATACAATCGATGGAATACACGACCCTACCTTGACCAACACTAACGTGGAATGGATGCAAGAGAATATGAACAGGGTTGCATACGAACCAAGGAAATCAAAAAGAACAAGGAAATCTACAAAACAAAACTCACTAGAGAAATTCGAAGATAAATGAAGATAGCGATATTAAATGACACTCACTGTGGAGTGAGAGGTGATATGATTGAGATGTCTAATTATCAAGGACGTTTCTATAATGAAGTGTTCTTCCCATACTTAGATGAACATGATATCAAACACATCATTCACATGGGTGACTACTTCGATAGAAGGAAGTATATCAACTTCGCTTCCATGAAAGCAAATATCAAACACTTCATTGAACCTATGACTGAACGTGGTATAACCATGGACTTAGTAATTGGTAATCATGACACATATTATAAGAACACCAATGATGTCAATGCTCCCGAATTACTTCTTTACAATCAACCAAACGTATCTGTTTATTCTGAGTGTGAAGTTAGAGAGTATGATGGATTTCCTATTGCACTTGTGCCATGGATTAATAATGATAACTATGCTGACTCAGTAGAATTTTTACGTTCAGCACCAGCATCTATTGCTATGGGTCACTTTGAAATAGAAGGTGCATTGATGATGCCAGGCATGACATGTCAACATGGACTAGACCATTCATATTTAAAACGTTTTGATAAAGTGTATAGCGGACACTTCCACCAAAAGTCGGAAGTTAAGAACATTCATTACGTTGGTTCACAGATGGAATTTACTTGGTCAGATTATAACGATAAGAAGTACTTCCATATTTTTGATACTGAAGACCAATCCTTAACTCCAATACACAATCCTATTACTATGTTTGAAAAAGGTTTCTATGATGACGCTAAAGAAACTTTTGAAACTATAAGTGAAAAGGATTATTCAAATTACACTGGTAAGTTTGTGAAAATTATTGTCGTCAATAAAGACAATCCGTATTGGTTTGATACATTCTTAGACAAGGTACATGCTGCTTCACCTTTACATGTATCGGTTGTGGACGATAATAAACATATGGATTTTTATGGAGATGATGATATAGAAGATGTAGAAGACACTCTAACTATCCTATCCAATTACATCGATGGATTAGAAATCCAAGGTAAGAAAAAGCCACTTAACGAATTGATGACAACGTTGTATAATGAAGCATTGGATGAACACTCTTATTTATGATAAACTTCAAAACTGTGAGGTGGAAGAACCTTCTTTCATCAGGCAACAAATATACTGAGATACAATTAGACAGAAATCAGACAACCCTAGTATTGGGTGAGAACGGTGCTGGTAAATCCACACTATTAGATGCATTGTGTTTCGGATTGTACGGACGTGGATTTCGGAATCTAAAAAAAGACTTATTGATAAACTCAATCAATCAAAAAGAAATGATAGTGGAGGTTGAATTTTCAATTGGCCGAAGAGAATACAAAGTAATACGTGGTGCAAAACCTAACAAATTTGAATTATATGTAAATGATATGTTGGTAGACCAAGACGCTACGGTTAAAGACTATCAAGAACATTTAGAAAAGAACGTACTCAAAATGAGTTACCGTTCATTCACACAGGTTGCTATCTTGGGGTCAGCAAACTTCACCCCATTCATGCAATTGAAATCGGCAGAGAGACGTAAATTAGTCGAAGACTTGTTAGACATTTCAATCTTTAGTACCATGAAAGACATTCTAAGAAAGAAAGTATCCGCACATAAGATAGAGTTGAAAGAAACTAACCATGAAGTTGAACTCATAGAAGAACGTGTGAGTGGTCTCAACGAACAGTTGGAAGCACTGAGAGAAACAAGAGAACTTAAGATTCAAAAGTACGAAGGTACTGTACAAGAAACGCAAGATAATATTGATACACTACTAGAAAAGGTAGGTGTTAAAGAAGAAGATGTGGTAAATAAGCTTGAGACCATATCAGACAGAGACCCACAGGGGGATAGACTTAAACAAGCAGAAGCAGTAGAACAACAACTTATAACTGCACGTAAGAAAGCACTGAAAGAAATAGAGTTTTATGAAAACCACGATGATTGTCCAACATGTAAACAGGGGTTAGACCATGAACACAAGACGAAACACATTGAAGAGAAGAAACTTAAGTCAGATGAAATCAAGGAAGCGCTGCTTTCTCTTGACACCACCCTCGAAGATACCCGAAATCGATTGGCGGAAATCACAGAAGTCCAACGAGAAATAGAATCCATTCAAAAACAGAAAGGTCTTTTACAAACTGAGATACTTTCAAATCAGAAGTTCATTACAAAGATTCAAAAGGAAATTGAAGAACTCAAAATAGAACAAAATGTAAGTTCTAATGTCCATGAACGAATCGAAGAATCAGAAGATACACTAGAGATTCTACACCAAAAACATAAGACACTAGTAGACCAAGCACACTACTTTGATATTGCTTCTACTCTATTGAGAGACCAAGGAGTAAAGGAAAAGATTATTAAACAGTATGTTCCTGTTATGAATAAGATGATTAACAAGTATCTTGCCCAATTAGAATTCTATGTTGGGTTCGAACTCAACGAAAGTTTTGAAGAGACTATCAAGTCAAGATTTAGAGACGTGTTTAAGTACGACAACTTCTCACAAGGTGAAAAGATGAGAATCGACTTATCACTTTTGTTTACTTGGAGAGCAGTTGCACGTATGAAGAACAGTGTGAACACTAACTTGCTTATACTTGACGAAGTGTTTGATTCATCACTAGACGTTAATGGAACAGATGACTTCATGAAACTATTAAACACCTTGACGGAAAAGACTAATGCATTTATAATTAGTCACAAGGGAGATGCACTGTACGACAGGTTCGAGAATGTAATTCGATTCGAGAAACATAAAAACTTCTCACGACTGGCGGAATAGGATAAATAGTAATATGAAAAGTTTTTCCGAATTTAAATCACCAAAAATAGAAGATATAAAGTTAGACTTACCTACAATAAGTGAGTTGACTGTATCCCCATACTACACACAGAGAGGTGTAGCAAATCCATATTATGATTTGGATATCAGTATGGATGCCATCACAGCACAAGTTGGTGAGGGTGATATTAAATTTAAGAATGTTGAGAGTGCAAGTGGACAAGAAATATTTTCTGTAGGGAATGGTAAGTTTTTTTTCCAAGTAGAAAAGAATGGAAGTGACACTCCATACTATGTAAGGACTACTAAGAGTGCTGTTAAATCGCACTTAGGTATGGGTAAACGAAAGGATTCGACAGCTTCATCTAATGTCAATGAGTTATTATCTGTATATTTTTTAGATAAACCCAGTGAGATGAAAATGGACTCCGTGGAATGGGAGATGGTAGTAGGTAAGAAGTCAGGCAAGACTGGTGTGTTACTTGGAGACGGAAGTTCGCTTACCTATGAGACCATGATTCAGTTGATAGATAAAGATGAAACTGCACAAAGAGACATCAAGATTGGTCAACACAATGCTAGAGCAATTCTCCAAGACTTAAGTGGTCAATCAATTAAGGATGTATACTGGACACCACGTGGAAAGCCAGGCGGTATCTCAGATAAGAACCCTTCAGATGTTATGGTTGAACTTTCGAGTGGAACATTTATAGGATACTCCAACAAAATTGCTGCTGGTAAAGATATGACACCAAAGATGAATGCATCTGCTGTCGCACAGTATGGTAAACTTAAGGATTCAAAACAATTAAAATCAGTTATGAATCACATTGATGTTGCATGGGATGAAGCAGTCAATAGTGTTAAAAACAAAGAAGTGCAAAAAGAGTTGAAAGTTAAATGGACTTCTAAAGTTAAGAGAGAGAAGTACACAGAAGGTGGTTCAAAATCTTCATTCTATAAGATAGGTCAACTATTTACTAAACATGGGTTGAGTTTTTATGCAGAAGATTTCTATTATCCATTTAGAAATTCTGTTATCCAACAGATGTCAAAACACTTGTCTAAACCAAACAACCTATTATACATGTTGAACACTATGGGGTATTACACTTATCCCGATGCTAACTCTACACCATGTCCATACAAGTTATTGATTGGTTCAGAGAGTGGGTCGAAGATGAAAGACGTAGGTGCTAATGAAGAATTAAAAGCAGTATGTCTCGATGAAAATCCTAAAAATTATGGGAACATCAAAGTCAATTACGTGAAGGGACAACAAAGTTTTACTTTGTCGTTTGTATATAAACCACTGAAGAAGTATTGTGAACTTCCCATTACCATGAGGACAAGGGCGTCCGGCGGATGGGCAGGTAAAGCATTATACATGAGTTCTTCAGGCATTAGGATTAAATAATGTATCAATTAGTAGAAGAAGCGAGTAAAGTATTAAGGACACGTCCAAGTGATTTTGATTTTGAGACAAGGGAAGACGCTGAAGAGATAGAGAGCAAATTGTCGGAGACCATGGAACAATATGGTGGTCTTGGTCTGAGTGCAAATCAAGTGGGACTAGATGCTAGAGTTTTTGTCATGAGAACACAGGACGGTATTCAAGCATTCTTTAACCCCGAGTTAACTAAAGTGTCTCAAGAAACAGACTTAATGAAAGAAGGGTGTTTATCGTTCCCCGATATATACCTTATGATTAAGAGACCCAAAGTGTGTGAACTCAGATGGAATAACGCTAAGGGAGAAGAACACACACAACTATTTGATGGTATCGGTGCAAGATGTATTCAACATGAACTAGACCATCTCAACGGTATCTTGTTCCTACAAAGAGCAAGTAAATTGAAATTAGAACGTGCTTTAAAATCACGTCCTAAAGAAAAACGAAAAAGACTAGATTATGAAAAACGACAAGCATATGCAAGATTCATCCAAGAACAACAGGAAGCTCAATCTAATAACTCAGAACGAGATGACATCTCCGCAAGAGAACCAGCATCTAATTCAGTGGTTTAGAGAAAACTTCAAAAACCTTCAAAGTGTTGGTGACGGTTCTGATTACTTTGGAATCAATATCATACACATACACGACCATTATATAAGGACACTCCTTAGACGAATTCAATTTGATTCAATCTCTACCATCTACAAAGATACTGGTCAGAGAATGTATCCCGAAATGTGTATTATGACAGAGTGGCCAATCGGTGGTTTTCAAGACCCACATAAAGATACCTACTCTTCAGCACAACTTCAATATGGTTTAGATGACGCTAATGCACCACCTAGAAGAGAGTGGACTCTTATACTAAATCTCAATAGCAACTTTGGTGATGGTAAGACATACTTCCCCGATGATGACTATACACACGACCCTGTATCGGGACAAGGAGTTCTGTTCCAAGGACTTTATCACGAACATGGTGTACAGAAGGTTCGAAGATGTCCTCGTTACACTATCGCCATGTGGTTCTCAGGCGACACAAACAACATGATGACCGACATGGTCACAGATGACCTTAGAGAAGACCAATTTTCTTTACTAGGAATGCAATTACCCACTAGACAAAGCCAGTAACTTTTTGATACTATAGTATCTGTTGGATTGATTAAGTCCTCGTAGCTCAACTGGATAGAGCAACAGCCTTCTAAGCTGTAGGTTATAGGTTCGACTCCTATCGGGGACGCCAATCCAAAACCCCCAAAATTAAATTTGACAATGCCCCTCACTTTTTTGTATACTATGTATATAATGAAAAAAGGAGATAATATGTTAGATACGAATTACATTGAAACTGGGTTAGATACCTGTCAATATACCATAGATGGTATAACAACCACTGCTATAATCAAAGAGGTTACCCCTCATCATTTATCAGTAAAACCTATCAGTAGAATGGGTAAGAATGTCTATGAGACTAATTTAGACACTACGTTTATAGGACAGACATTTTCTTCAGAATGTTACCCATATATCAACCTAGAGATATGGAGTGATGGAAGAGGATGTGATAATAGTGCAATCGGATGTAGTGGTTACTACGAATCATACACTCACTTTCTTGCAGAGGCATCGTAATGAAAATTCTTATATTACTTATTATAATATCAATATCTATATTGTTTGCAGTGAATACAACTCTATCAATGCCTGATGTATACGTATCAAATTCAACAGGTGACTGTATGGCAGTAATTAATTATGAAGGTTCATTATGGTCATGTGAAAACCTACCTTCCAAATACAACCACATATGGGTGAAGTAATGAAGTACTTAAAAGAGATTACAGACTGGGGCGACTATCCAGTCCCCAACCACACTTACATAGTTAACGATGCTAATCAACTGGTTGGTTACATCAAGACTGGGACTAAAGAAGAGATAATTTACAAGTCCCCAATGAAACAGTTCTCCAAGTCTAGGAGAAAATTTATTCAATTAAAAAGATAAAAGTTGACAATGCCCTTCACTTTTTTATATAATGGCTACATCAACTGAGGAAACAAATATGACAACAAGAAACCAAAAAGACCAACTCGCAAAACTAATGGCCACAGAGGACATTACTGTTGTTCATAGGAAGATTCCTACTGCTTACTTCGACATCAAGAACAGGATTCTTGCATGTCCTATTTTCAAAGAAGATATGTCAAACGAACTCTATGACTTGTTCATGGGTCACGAAGTTGGACATGCTTTATACACACCATACGAAGGTGTACACTCTGCTCTTGTTGAGAACAAGACACTTAAAGGTTACTTGAACGTTGTAGAAGACGTTAGGATTGAGAGAAAAATCAGAGACAAATTTGCTGGTCTTAGAAAGTCATTCTACAAGGCATACAATGAGTTGATGGAGAATGACTTCTTTGGTATCAAAGATAAAGACCTTCAGACACTTTCATTGATTGACAAAATCAACCTTATTACTAAGGTCGGTTCAAGAGTTAATATTTCTCTTACTGATGAAGAACAAGTTATACTAGACAAGTGTTACGCTTGTGAGACTTGGGAAGAAGTTGAGGCAGTTGCAAAAGAAATTTACGAATGGTCTAAGGAAAATGAGACTAGGGATGAGACCGATGAGTCAATCGTTCCACAAACTCTTGAAATCGGTGATGAAGAAGAAGAAGATGAAGATGGAATGGAAGAAGAGTCATGGGGTGATGGTGACGATGTAGAAGACGAAGAAGAACAGTCAGAGTCATCTAAAGGTGGTTCAGACACTGAAGACACTATGCCTGACCTAGAAGAGTCAGAAGGACAAGATACCGCTGGTAACTTGGAACAGGAAGATGAAGTAGAAGAACCTACTCAAAAGAAAACTGGAAGTGGAAAAGAAGGTTCATACGGAATCCATGACGATGAGGACGGTGCTAGAGAGTCAATCACTGAACACTTTGCACACAATAACGAAGACCAATTTCTTTCAGATACAAACAGAATTATTACTCAAATCGACCTTCCTTCAAAGTTCAAAACAAATAAAGAAGTTATCGATGCTACTGAGATTTCTTTCAAGACAGTTCTAAAAGACTGGAACAATTACTATGTTCAGAACACTGATGCGGATGTTGAGGAGAGACAGGGTTGGAACAAAATCATGGCAAAAACATTGGTCGACAAGAATAAGAAACTTGTCAATCATATGGCAAAAGAATTTGAGATGAAACAAACTGCTCAAAGAAGTAAACATGCTTTTACTGGTAAGACTGGTAAGTTGGACATGAATAGACTTGCTAAATATCAAATCGTTGAAGACGTGTTCAAAAGAAGTGTTTACTTGCCAGAAGGTGAGAACCACGGTTTGACAGTTCTTCTAGATTGGAGTGGTTCAATTCAAAACGAGTGTGCTGACTTAATAGAACAGTCAATCATTCTCGCAATGTTCTGCAGAAAAGTTAATATCGCTCACAGAATTTACTTGTTCTCAGATTCATACAAGAGAGGTGAGAACAATGGGTCTTACTATGATAATGTAAATCTAGTAACTATCGCTTCGGATGAAATGAACAACAGGCAGTGGAATGAGATGATGCAGAACCTTGCTTCACTTTACTTAAACCACTACATCGATGGATTCTCATGGAAGGCAAGAAACAAATTACACGCTTGGTTGGATGAGAATTTCAATACAAACTACACTGAACTTGGATACTCATGGATTGCCACTAGGGTTCACCCAACTGGATACTCTCTAGGTGGAACACCACTCAATCAGTCTCTTGGAGTTCTCAGAAAACTTCTGCCTGAATTCCAAAGACAGTACGGTATTGAGAAATCAATTCTTACAGTAATCACAGATGGTTACTCTCACGGTGGTGCTTTGTTTGAAAAGGATGATGCTGAGAATGCTCAAATCAAAGAACAAAGTGGCGGAGATGACTACGGTTACATGACACAAGTGGATAGAGAGATAATTGACCCATACTCTAAAAAAGTTTACCCTTACGGTAGTGGTAGTCATTACAGAAATGCTTTTTCAATTACACAGAACTTACTGGACTGGATATCAAAAGAATGTAACGTTACAGTGACTGGGTACTTTGTTCTTGGTAGAAAACAAGACGTGTATGGTATCCTTAGTGAAACCGCTCCACACAAAGACTATGATGATTCTTGGAAAGAAATCAAGAAGACTGGTATGGTAGTGAAGTGTCACGGATACAACAAATTATTCTTGACTAGTGCATCACTTCTTGGTGCTACTGGTGATGATGAACTTTCAGATGACCTAGTTGATGCGAAAAAGGTCAGAGTTATGGCTGCTTTCAAAAGAAATCAGAAATCCAAAACTACATCAAGATTTTTAACTAACGAATTTATAAAGGAGATTGCATAATGGATAAAGTTATTTTAGAAAGGAATGAGTATAAGGCGTTTGTCAACAAGGTTGACAGCATGGCTGCTCAAGGAATCATGGTTCCACATATGGTTAACCACGATAAGGAATTGGATGTATTTGAAATCACACTATTGGATTCAGATATGGACACTACATTTTTACAGGAGCAAGTATAATGAATGCATTACAAGTTGAAGAGAGTTACTACATTTCACACACTACCGATTACAGTTCATTTGCAGATGCAATTCAGAACGTGGGCCCTGGGCCATGCACAGTCTTTGATTGTCCAAATCAAGTGAAGTGTAAAGAAGAAAAGGTTGAGTGTAAAGCATTCAGATATTGGGTGAACAATGGGTCATTTGAAACCTATTCAAAAAAAGATGGTGGTATGATATCTATAGAAAAAGGTGTAGGAAAGTTACTTCAACCAATAAAATAAACTTGACAAAGCCCCTCACTTTTTTATATACTACTAATGATGAGAAAAAAAGTTAAATAACGGAGACTATATTATGACTGATACAAAAAGAACTTACGACAGAAGCGAGTCGATAACAGTGGCGGGAAAACCGTTTCACTATACGCCTGATAGGAAAGAATTCCTAGAAACGTTGACCAAGACGTACCCTAATAAAACTTCCTTTACGAAGGAAGAGATTAATAACACTGGTCACTTCCCATATTGGATTAAATCTGCAAGGTATAATTTCAAAGAGGGTGTTGGTATCTTCAATCTTGAGGCTGCTATCAGTGGTTACAATGGTGGGTATGAACCCGAAGTTGTTACACCAAAAGTTATTCCGATTCCTGCTCAACCTGTTGCAAGTAACATGCCTGTTGCTGCTCAAACTGAGAGTGTGAATCTTATGTCGGATGCAAAAATAATTCCCGAGAAGATGGACAACTATGTTCCATTCGGACACTTCAAAGATGTTAAGAACATCATCAAATCTAAAATCTTCTTTCCAGTATTTGTTACTGGTCTGAGTGGTAACGGTAAAACACTTATGATTGAACAAGTGTGTGCCCAACTGAAGAGAGAACTCTACAGGGTCAACGTTACAATCGAAACCGATGAAGATGATTTAATGGGTGGTCACACTCTAGTCAATGGTAACATTGTCTACAGGGAAGGGCCAGTTATCAAAGCAATGAGAAAAGGTGCTGTCCTTCTTCTTGATGAAGTTGACTTGGGTTCAAACAAGTTAATGTGTCTACAATCAGTTCTTGAAGGTAAAGGATACCTAATCAAGAAAACTGGTGAGTGGGTTGCACCTAAAAAAGGTTTCACTATTCTTGCTACTGCAAACACGAAAGGTCAAGGGTCAGACGATGGTAAATTCATCGGGACTCAAATCATGAATGAGGCGATGCTTGAAAGATTTGCAATTACCATGCAACAAGAATATCCGCCAGTGGTTACTGAAAGAAAAATTCTTGAAATGGAAATGGCATTGACTGGTGAAGTTGATTCAGAGTTCACAACCAAACTGGTTGACTGGGCAGACATTATCAGAAAGACCTACTATGAAGGTGCTATTGATGATGTTATCACAACAAGAAGACTTGTTCACATCGTCAATGCATTCAGAATGTTCAATGACAAACTGAAGTGTATCACAATGTGTATCTCAAGGTTTGATGAAGAGACTAGGAATAGTATTCTCGACCTCTACTCCAAGATTGATGCTGGAGTGGACTTGAATGCAGAAAACTCTATTGACGAAATGGAAGACTAGGAGTATACTAGTATCATGTCAAACAAAATAGAATACAAATACAATGAGAAGGAACTCCTTTCGGAGTTCTCTTCTTATGTAGATGCCACATATGGTGCTCACTACTCTAAAGATAAGTTTCAGGCGACTGAGTTTATTATGGACGGTGGTCACGGTGAGGGATTTTGTATCGGTAACGTGATGAAATATGCACAACGATACGGTAAGAAGGATGGTTATAATCGTGCTGACCTTCTCAAGGTAATCCATTATGGATTCCTTGCATTGTACAACCACGATGTTTATAAGGAGACTAAGTAGTGATGAAAATTAGTGATGACACGAGGAATGTCTTAAAAAATTTCTCAACAATAAACCAAGGTATTAAAGTCAGTGAGGGCAACCAACTGAAAACAATATCGAATATGAAAAACATTCTTGCAGTTGCAACTGTATCTGAGGAATTTCCTCAAGATTTCAGTATCTACAATCTGCCAGAGTTCTTAGGTGCAACCAGTTTACTGGAAGACCCCGACTTTCAGTTCAATGATTCTTCTTTGAGTATTGCAGATAGCAATTCTTCAATGAATTATTTCTTTGCAAGTGAAGGTATGGTGGTAACGCCAGATAAAATGATTACAATGCCTGAGTCAGAAGTATCATTTGATGTGTCTTCAACACTGTTGAATGACCTTAACAAGGCTGCAAGTGTTCTAGGTGTAGGTGATTTGATTTTAAAATCAGATGGTACTACTATAACCTTAGAAGTTACAGACAAAAAGAATGACACTTCAAACACATTCAGCAGAGTTGTTGGAACTGGAAACGGTGTGTCTTTCATAATGAACTTTAAGATTGAAAACTTGAAAGTGCTAGAGGGAAACTATTCAGTTTCAGTATCTTCAAAAGGTATCTCTAACTTCAAGAACAAAGATATTGATTTGGAGTACTTTATCGCATTAGAACCCGATTCAAAATATGATATTTAACCTATATATTAGTGTGAGTATTGTACTAGTCTCTACAATTATCACGGGAGTAATTCAATCTCATCAATCTTCAAGGGTGAATTACACTGTGGACTCGGCGGGGAGTTCATCTCTATTATGAAAGAAGAATTTTTATACGTGGAAAAGTATCGACCTCAAACAATTGAGGATACGATACTTCCCAACCATCTAAAAGATACATTCAAAAAATTCGTTCAAGAAGGCGAGATACCTAACTTATTACTTTGTGGTTCTGCTGGTGTTGGTAAAACAACAGTTGCAAAAGCACTGTGTAATGAGATGGGTGCCGACTTCATTGTAATCAATGGTTCGGACGAGGGTAGATTGATTGATACCCTAAGAACTAAGATTAAAAACTTTGCATCTACAATGTCACTTAGTGGTGGTTCAAAGGTGGTGATACTAGACGAGGCAGATTATATTTCTGCTGACTCAGTTCAACCTGCTTTGAGAAACTTTATAGAAGAGTTCTCTTCTAATTGTAGATTCATCTTTACTTGTAACTACAAGAACAGAATTATTGCACCACTACATTCTAGAACAACAGTGATTGATTTTTCAATCAAACCTTCAGAGAAACCTCAACTTGCTCAAGACTTTATGAAAAGGTTGATGGGTATATGTACAACCGAGGGAATCGAATACGAACCAAAAGTTCTTGCTGAACTGGTTATGAAGTTCTTCCCCGACTTTAGACGTTGTCTGAATGAAGTGCAACGATATGGTATTGGTGGTGTCATTGACACTGGACTTCTATCTACACTTAGTGAAGAGAAGTTAACACCTCTTATTGATATGATTAAAGAAAAGAACTGGAGCAGTATGCGAAAGTGGGTTGGTCAAAACTCAGACAATGACTTCAACACATTGTATAGAAAAGTGTTTGATTCATTAGAGAATCGACTCGCACCATCTTCAATCCCAGCATGTGTTCTTATTATTGCGGACTATCAATACAAGTCTGCTTTTGCTATGGACAATGAGATTAACTTTGTTGCATGTCTAACAGAGATTATGACAGAGTGTAAATTTAAGTGATTGAAATACTTATATGGAGTCTAATAGTAATTACATGGGCATCATATGGGATGCATGTTTTAAAAGAATATTTACGATTTAACGGAGAAAGAAATGATTGAACCAAATATGAAAAAACCAAGTTTACTTAGAAGAACTTTGTTCGCTCTCGTGAATGGATGGCGAAGAGTTATGGATGTAAGATACAATCCTTTAAAATATATACCCGACCCAAGTTTACAAACCTACTTTATGCTAGTGTTGTTTACTATATGGTCAGTGTTTTTCGGTTTCTTGGCGGCAAACTATCTAGGTTTCTTTAACTACAATACAGTAGCAAGTATTATTATACATTGTGCTATACTACTACCTTTGGCATTTACCAACGCAATCTTTATAGATGCAGAGAGAGATGGACACAAATGGTTAAAGGAATGGCAAGAAGAGAGAAGTAGATACAAGTTAGTTGTGAATAGACTTAAAAATAAAAATCTAACAATTTGGAATCCAAACGAAGAAGCATAATGGCAATATCAGATGAAATGAGAGAACAACTTGAAATGGTTATCCAATACGGTGACCAAGTAAAGGCAATGTTCAAAGAACAAGATGACGTTGACTATGAGATTGGTGACTACGATGAACCTATCACACAACTGTTAGGTCATATGAATGAAGTAATGGAAACTATTGACGGTGGTTGGTAGTGGGTAAGTTAAGACAATGGTTTAGAAACTGGTTTGATAATCAAGTTGAAAAATCATGGCAAAGAAAAGCAAACAGAATGTTTGAAAAAGGGAGAAAAAAATGACACAATATGATGAATCAGTCCAACGACAAAGAGATATGATTGATGCTGAAGAGTGGTCATCCAAAATCAAATCTATCCATGTACACTCATTCGATTCAATGCACTATGACACTAGACCCGAAGACACTGCAGATGGTAAGTCTGTGACAGACCATGAGTTCAATTCAGGCATTGTTCAACGATATCAGAATGGAAAACTAATCCATACCTTCGGGAAAGAACTCAAAGGTGAAGAACTTCTTCGTGCCTTTGTAAGAAACCACTAAGTGTCAAAACAAAATCCATTTGACTTCGTAAAGTCCGTATCTCATGATAAGAAAGATATCATGCCAGATGATGTGTCCGAGAAATCATATGCACCCTTTTTAACCAACAAAGCATTATCTTATCACCAAGATTCGCTTTTTTTCGCTAATGAGATGAACACTAGACACGGTACAGAAAACCGTCTTCAATATGTGTTTTTACTAAATACTCTTAGGAAACGACAAAGATTCTCACAATGGCAGAAACCATCTGTAAGTGTCAAAATCGATACTGTTAAGGAGTATTACGGAGTAAGTACAAAAGTAGCTAAAGATTACATAAATGTACTAACCGAATCTCAATATAGACAATTGAAAAAAAGAATGAAAACTGGTGGTAAACATGATGACTGAAAAAGATTATTTAATAATCTCATCTCTCGTTGAAATAACATTTGAAGAAAAGGACGACTTCCTAAAGATTAGGGAAACGTTGTCACGTATAGGTATTGCATCACGAAGAGAGAAAGAACTATTCCAGTCGTGCCACATCCTACACAAAAGAGGAAAGTACTACATAGTACACTTCAAAGAATTGTTTCAGTTAGATGGGAAACAAACATCCATATCAGAGAGTGATATCTCACGTAGAAACACTATCTGTAAACTATTGGAACAATGGAAGTTGATAACGGTCTTAGACCAATCTAAGATTACACTACAAGCTCCACTATCACAAATTAAAATCATCCCATATAAAGAGAAAACTGAGTGGAAATTGACCACTAAATACACTATTGGGGCGACAAATACCTAAATACCTCCTGTAATAACTTAATAGGAGAATTTTATGTTAGAATTTCTACAATGGGTTATAGCATGGGTACAAGTGATTCCTTGGTTAGTAATGGGCGCATCCCTAATTGCAGCTCTTACACCAACACCAGTCGATGATGGATTGGTAAAAAAAGTATATAAATTGTTAGACTGGTGTGCTTTAAACATCGGCAAAGCAAAGGACTAAATAAAAAAACGTAACAGTAGGAGTATATTATGTTTATTTTAGAATGGTTGAAATCATTATTCAACACATCAAAAGCAGTAGAACCAAAAAAGGTAGTAGCAAAGTCTAAGACCTCAGTTGCAGAGTTAAAAAAACTTACAAAGCAACAACTATTTGACCTCGCCGATAAGAAAGGCATTAAGGTTAAGAAGAGTGGTACTAAAGCAGAAGTGGTAAAGCAGATTAGTTCTGCTAAATAACCTATTTGTCTTTCGTCAAATCTGAAGGGAGCTTATGCTCCCTTTTTTTGGACGCTAAGAAGGTATTTGTATAAATAAAGGCATGGAAGAGATATTTAATCTTATTGCGGACGTGGGAGCGCCTATAGCAGGTTCAATTGTTATGGGGTTCTTCATCTTTATAGTTATCAAACAGATACTTGAAGGTATCGTGGAAAACATAAAGACGTTAACAATCTTCTGTAAGAGTTTAGAAAATCGTGCTAGAACCATGTCAAATGAGATGGTTAAAATAGATTTGTTAGTGTCGGCAGCTTTAGATTTAAGACCCGACATAGACAGAGTTGCACGTGCAGAGAACTTTATAGAGGACGGAAAGTTAGATGTCCGAAGAGATTAATATGGATGTAGCACAACTGATTAATGATTTCGGGTTTCCCGTTGTCATGGCAGTAGGACTAGGTTACTTCATATATTATGTGTGGTGGTTCATCGGTGAAAAGATTGACCCACAAATTGAAGAAATGCATATGGCACTCATTAGAGTCATAGACCAAACTAGAATGCTTGACCAAGATATGATTAGGTTACAGCAGAAAGTTGATGTAGTGTTAGAGTATCGTGCTAGACAAGAGGTACTTGAAGATGCAGAAAAAGAGAAGGCCTTTGAAAAACAAAAGAAAACTACTAAAGGGTAGTTACGACTTATACATTATTAACGCTTGTAATTTACACTGCAAAGGATGTAGTGTATTAGATTATAAAGGTAGGGTTACAATAGGGCATATGACCACTGAGGACATAAGTCAATTGATAACCAAGTTGGACAGTTTGGGTATTATACTTGAAGAACTCAAGATTTTAGGTGGAGAACCTACACTTCATAAAGAGTTCAGTAGCATAATTGGTATGTTACTTGCATATAAAGGTATGGTGTTCAAAAAGTTGACGGTGGTAACAAATGGATTACTGTTAAAACCTAAAGTGGTAGAGACACTTAAGTTAGTAGACCATGTTATCGTTTCGGTGTATCCGAACATGCCAGTAGACCAAGAGATGATGAAATCGGGAATTGCAAATGAAATTTCCGAAGAGACACTCTTAGAGTTTTGGCCACAAAGTTTGTTTGAACAATACGGTGTGGCAGAAACTAGAAGTGGGTTGGCACTCTCGGGAACTACTGCAGAGGAGAACTGGAATAACTGTTGGCAAAAAGATAACTGTTTGACATTGACTACCAAGGGTCTATATCATTGTACAATATCAATGAATGAAGACTCAGATATGCAAGAGTATAGTACGGCAAAAGAGTTAGTAGAGTTTGTGGAACGTGGGAAACCTTTGGATATGTGTTCGAAGTGTCCATGGCCACCGAAGATGGGAAAATGGTCTTCGTTAAAACCTGAAATAGACTCTAAGAATTATATTAAAGGCGTGGAACTGATACACGCAATTGAGGTGGACAATGAGAAAGATATTAGCGGTAATGATATTGTGCTTCACGGTAAGCGCATACGGTACGGAGATAGTACATAAGTTTAAAAATCCGTCATTTAGTGGGCAGGGAACTGGTTCACACTATTTGACAATTGAAAACCAAGAGTCAAGTCGTAAAAAAGCGATAAAGGACTCTCTTGAGGCTGCTGCTAAAGCGGCACAAAGGGCGGAAGAGAATACTACGCTAGCTAAATTTATAAGAAATTTAGAAAGCAGAATTTATGCTGAGATGTCAAAACAGTTAGTTGAAAATATGTTCAACAATGACAATCCAGTAAGATACGGTTCCTTTGTATTAGAAGGGTCAACTGTAACGTATGAAGTTATAACGAATGGAGATGGTACAGAGTTTATTAAAATGACCATCATAGATTCGAATGGAACAACAACAGTTATCGAAATACCAATTGGTAGTGGTAATTTCGGGAGTGATGGCGATGCGAATTCTGGCGGTTAGTTTTTTACTAATACTTACAGGTTGTGCATCCATACCACAATGGTCAGATGTACCACAAGATTGTAATGATAAAGCAGGAAAATATGTTGAGGGTCTAGATAGACACTTGACTATGGGAATCAAAAAACAATTAGCACGAAAATATATTTGTGTTGATGAACCCGAAAATGTAAGACTACCATCTTACATTCAGTTGTTGGAATTACCTGCTGCTGAAAGTCGACCAGTAGTTGCAGTATACGGATTTATAGACAAGACAGGACAAAGAAAAGCAAGAGAAGGAATAGCAGACTTCTCTACTGCAGTTACACAAGGTGGAACTGAAATGCTAATTGATGCACTTAAGACTGCTGGTGGTGGAACATGGTTCCGTGTAGTCGAGAGACAAGGATTAGATAACCTAGTAAGAGAGCGTCAAATTATTAGGTCTGCTAGAGAAGAGATTGGTAAAGAAGGTGTTGCACCACTTCTATTTGCTGGAATGCTTCTCGAAGGTGGTGTAATTGGTTATGATACAAATTTAGAATCAGGTGGACGAGGCGCACGTACACTTGGCATAGGTTTTAGTAAGCAGTATAGAAAGGATGCAATCACAGTTTCATTACGTGCAGTATCAGTTCTTACTGGTGAGGTTTTGTTAAACGTCCAAACAAGAAAGACTATCCTTTCTTATGGTTCTGGCGGAGACTTGTTTAGGTTTTATGAACAAGGAACTCAACTAGTAGAGTACGAGGACGGTGTGGGTAATAATGAGTCGGTGACATACGCTACACGTACTGCTGTTGAAGCAGCCGTGTATGAGTTAATTATCCAAGGACACGATAGGGGTTTTTGGAGTATAGAAGGAAGAGAAAAATATGAATAAACTAAGAAGTTTAAGTATATTATGTATTTTGTGTGGATTCACAAACATGCTCTCAGCAGCAGCCTCTGACGATAACGAAATCAACATAAATCAAACTGGTGACACTTTGACGTTGTACATCGACCAAATAGGTTATGGTAACAAAATAGGACTTGATAACTTTGACAGTAGTTCAAGTGCTATGCCAATTACTGGTGTATCATTATCGTTCAATATAGACCAAATAGGTAATAGTAACCTTCTTTTTGGTAAGGTGACAGCTGACAGTTCAACATATGTTTTAGAGTGGAATGGTAGCTCTAATGTTTGGGATTGGATGATTGGAGAAACAGGTTCATCTGATAGTTCTAACTATCTAGTTGATATCACTGGAGATTCAAACACTATGGATTTAGACCAAGGTTCATTGGTTAGTGCGGACAGGTTAGATTTTGATTTAACAGTTTTGGGTAGTTCAAACGTATTTGATGTGGATATAGAAACAAATGATGTCACATGGAATATGGATATTACAGGTGCTTCTAATAATATTAATACATTGCAAAAGGATGCTAACTATCATTCTCTCACCATGGAGTTAGATGGTGACGGCGCAGATGTTGACATAAACCAACTAAGTGGTACATGTCCTACAGGTATTAACACTTGTAAGGGTATAATCACATTAGATATTACTAGTGACAACTCAACCATACAGATTAATCAGAAAGACACAACTACTGATTCTTAATCTGATGCTCATTAGTGGGGTCGCATCTGCAGACCCCATTGGTGGTATTGTTGAGTCATTGGGTGTAGGGTCTATACTGAGAAACAATCAACCATTGGGTCATAGTGTTGGGACAGATATAGTCCTGTACGATGAAGCGGTGACTGCTAAAGGTAGAATGTTAATTGAGTTTTTGGATAATGAGGAATTATCATTAACTGAAAATTCTAAAGTGTACATAGATGAAGTTTACTATGACCCAAACCCATCGCTGTCTAAGATGTCATTACGTATGGCACAGGGTACAGCAAGATTCGCTTCGGGTGCTGGTACTAAGATAAAGAAAAGAAATATCTCGGTACAAACACCTACTGCACAAATTTCAATCAATGGTACAGATTTCACGACAACCGTGGATGAGCTCGGAAGGAGTCTCATAGTACTTTTGCCTGATGACGATGGCATTTCTTCAGGTGAGATTATAGTTACAAATCAAGGCGGTTCTGTTACAATTAACCAAGCATATGAAGCGACAATGGTTAGTAGTATATCGACTGCACCATCACCATCAATCATAATACAAAACATCACTCCAGCAATTATTGACAATATGTTTATTGTTAGTCCGCCAAGAGAAGTACAAGACCAAATTAATCAACAAGTTGAAGACGACCTAGATAAAGACAAAGGGGCTCTTGACCAAGATTTCTTAGCATTCGATGAATTGGAACAAGATGCACTAGAGAACACTCTTGCAGATTTAGATTACAATGCATTAGACATAGATTTTCTAGATGTTGATTTCTTGGTGGATTTACTAGATGTTGTTGAAGAACTTGTTAGGACAACAGCGAAACTTGCTGATGCACAAAAACCTACAGGTGTAGCAAAGGGTGAGTTCACACTTGATGGTGGAATCTTTGGTAAGAACCCCGACAGTCAATACAATATCTTTCTAGAAGACGGTGGAATTGTTTTCTATAGAGATGTTGATGGAGTTATCAGTTTACGGTTCGCTGGTGGCTCTTCTGTGACATTAGAAACCTTCGTAGACGGTTATGAAGGAATCATTACCACCAATGGTGGTAGCGATAGTGTAGTTGTTATTAAACAAACGAACTAAATAGTAAGAGGAAACATATGAACGTATTTAAAAAAGTTGTAAAATGGCATAAGACATGGACGTATCGCATACAAGACGAATTCGATATCGATGATTATGACCTAATATGGTTTTATTATTTTCAAGGAGTTGCTACGGTAATTATTTTACAATGGATTATATAAAGCAAACATTCATAGTGCTAGTCTTAGGACTAGCACCCTTAGTCTTAGCAGACAACGAATTGACCATAGAACAGAGTGGTGATACTTTTCAATTAGGTGTAGAGCAAATTGGACACAGTAACGAAATCCAAATGTTAGATAGTAATTCATATATTACAGCAACAAGTTTAGATATGTATTTGGTTCAAGTCAATACAAACTCTTCCACACTTCCCAACTCAATCACATTTGATGAGATTAGTGGTACAGGTAATCAAATGAAACTTGCTCAGGGAGCTGCATGGACTACACTTGATTCTGATACTGATTTAACTTGGTGGGTGGATAACTATGAGAGTGGTGGTCATGAAATAGATATCACCTTGTATGGCGACTATAATCAATTAGCAGTTCAACAAACAAATCAAACAGGCGCACTTGATGGTCATGACTTCGATTTACACTTAGCAGGTGACCATAATGAAGTGCAAATAAAACAACAAAGTAACGGTGCAAAGAATGTAGACCTTACAATTTACAACGACTATAACGATGTATTTGTTAGACAGAAAGGGAATGGTGCTACACACAATGCCAATATTACTCTTGACGGACTATATGGAACTGATTTAATTTTAAAGCAGATGAGTGCAACAAACCAATTGTATAATGTATCCGTAAACTGCTTAACAATAGGTGGTTGTAGTGTATCGGTTACACAGGAGTAGTTTCGAGAAGTACATACGTAGAAGGTACGGATATCCTTTAATGCATATTGGAAATTTTGTTGATGTGTATGTCTAAATAGATGTATGGCATATTCAGAAGAAGTAGTAAAAAGATTCGAAGCAGTTCTTGCAAATCCCAAGAAACATTCAGTTGGTAGATTAGACCAAGACGACCCCAAAGTTGCAACTGGACTTGCAGGCGCCCCTGCTTGTGGAGATGTCATGCAACTTCAACTATTACTAGATGATGATGAAAGAATCATCGATGTAAAATTTAAAACATATGGTTGCGGAAGTGCAATCGCAAGTTCATCTATGTTCGTAGATATGATGATGGGCAAAACCGTTGAAGAAGCAAAACTCATCAAAGATAAAGATATCGCAGATGCATTAGACTTACCACCAATCAAACTACACTGTAGTGTCTTAGCTGAAGATGCAATCAGAAAGGCAATGATTAATTACGAAAGTAAGAAAAATTCTAAAATAGGACACAACAATCCACCACCACTTTCGAGAGAGGACTTTATAGAATGAGTGAATGTCCACCCGAGTTTTACGAGTGTCTAACTGAAGAAGAGTATGACGACATATTAGACCTGTTCGAAGAGAATGATATGGTCATGCCAGAATCTTTGGGTGATGTAGAAGCTGCATCTGATTTCGTATGGCAGGTTCTCTTCCTATCACCAATAGAGTTAATTTACATAGGTATATCAATGTCAGTTCTGGCAACTTATGGATTAAGCATTTACTATATGTTTAAGTGGATACAAAAGAAATTTAGTTAATGTATAATTGGAAGACAGTCTTAGTGACTATCGGGTTACTAGTAGGACTTAAAATTTGGTCACCATACATTGTAGAAAATATACAATGGTCATGGTTTGATTTTCTACATCAACAACAACCTGTACTTCAAGTTGACGATATCATACTTGTTGATATTGATGAGAAGACATTAGAAACATATGGACAGTATCCATTACCAAGAAACATCTATGCTGAAATTATGTTGGAAACACATTGGAGTAACACTCATGTGTTCACCCAACTGTTTAAAGAAGTCGATAGATTCGGTGGTGACGAGATATTTGCTGAAGGTCTAGTAAATAGACTTTCTATCCTATCTTCAGCTCCAACAATACAAAAAGATACAGGAACTGCACCTTTCGTCAATACTTCAGTGTTTGGTGGGGGTGTTATAGAAGATAACATCTGGCAGTTTTCAGGAATTGCATCTCCAATCAGGATACTTCAGGACAATACTTACGGTGTTGGAGTAAGTGTAACCACACCTAGTGTATCGGGAACACCAAATTTTGATGGTACAACTCGCTCTGCACCCCTATTAGTTCTTGCAAATAATCAAATCTATCCAAGTGTTGCACTAGAAACACTACGTGCTATACAAGACCAACCTTCGTATCAGACCCGTGTAACTGAATCAGGGATAGAATGGATTAGGATGGGACGTGCTAAACCAATAACCACCACACCAACTGGTGATGTGATGATATCATATTGGAACCAATTCAAAAGAGTTAGTGCTAGTGAACTCTCTAATTCAGATTATGAGAATAAGATTCTAATATGGGGTTTGACTGCTGAAGGTCTGAATAATCCAGTGTCAACTCCAGTGGGTGTATTATATCCCCACGAAGTGCAAGCGAACCTAATCCAAACCGTTTCGCAAGAAGTTCAAATACAACAATCTTACTATCTCGAATTGCTTGAGATTGCTCTTTTGGTGATAGCACTTCTAAGTATTCTACTCGTGGTCTACAATGTTCCCACAATTTTTGCGGGTCTAGTGAGTCTAGGTATTGTTGGATTTCAGGTGGGTGGGGGGTTCTATTTGTGGACTTCGTCTTTCGTTCTTTTCGATACTTTCTACTCATCGATAGCCTCCTTGATGATTTTCGGTCATGCTTCCTTCAACAAATACTATACGACCTACCAACTCAAAGAAGAAATTAAGAAGCAGTTCCAAAAGTATTTATCGCCTGACATGGTTGACCAACTCGCTGAGAACCCCGAATTATTGAAACTTGGTGGAGATAGAAAGGAACTTACCTTCATGTTTATGGACATATGTGGATTCACCCCCATAAGCGAACACTACATGAAACAAGATGACCCCGAAGGATTAGTAGAACTTGTCAATAAATTTCTTGACATGCAGACAAAGATAATCCTAAATAATAATGGAACAATTGACAAGTATATGGGTGATTGTATTATGAGTTTTTGGAATGCACCGTTAGATTGTCCCGACCATGCCGAGATGGCAGTCAAGTCTGCAGAAGAAATACTAATCGCAACCAAGGAACTCAATGAAGAACTCAAACCACTCGGTCTTCCCCCTATCAATGTTGGCATTGGTATTAACACTGGTGAGTGCATCGTTGGAAACATGGGGTCAGAACTTAGATTTGACTATTCCGTCA